GCAATTCGACAATTCCTATTATAGAGTCATTCTATATTTTACATTCTGGAAAGTACGAAGTTATATGAAGATAGAAGAACAAGTTGAAGACACCAATGAACTCGTAAAAGATTATCAAGACGTTCAAAAATCTATGAGGAAATAGCATTGCGAACTTATCCACCCAAAACCAGTGATACGTGTATTCTAGGACAAAAGGCTAAAAATACCACTCATGAGTGGTATATAAAGGGTGGAACTTTCTGTAGTAGATGTCGAATAAAATTCACGTTTGAAGAAACCAACAAACTTCTTCTTAGAGATACTGAGTTGGGTAGGAAACATGGTGTTCCACGATGTTGGAATTGTGGACAGTCGTTGAGGACAAGAAGCAAATCGTGTGACTGTGACGGTTTCTGGGAAAGATTAAAGGAGAAACCAAAACTGAAATGTCCAAAATGTGGAACAGAAATGGTTGTTGGTGGTCAATTAGGATGGTCTGCTGAAGTTCTCTTTTGCCCAAAATGTGAACCAAATAGGAAGAGTGAGAACCAGAAATGAACGAAGTTATTGGGATTTTTGCTGACCGTCCAGACATGGCAACTGGTATGGCTGTTGTCTGTAGAAACTTAGCGTTGGGATTATCTCATTATCCAGCAAGAATAATCTATTTCGGAAGGTTTGGATGTGAAGTTGGATTCTCCAAGCAAACAACAGTTCATGACGACATTTTAAACTTTGATTACGTTCAGTGTGAAGGTAGAGTTTGGAAACCTAAAACAGTGATAGAAGCAGTGGAACATTACGGTGTAGACTACATCTTCAGCGAAGACGACTTCTTTAGTGCTGGTGGTTTGGTTACTGCCTCACTGAAAACTAAGAAACCTTTGCACTTGCTTACTCCAATAGACAGTTTGCCAATTCATCCTAGAGCCTACGACATTTTCAAACGATGTAAGAAAGTTTACGTTCCAAACAGAAGTTACAAACTAATCAAAAATGGAGTGTTCTTGCCTCACGGAGTAGACACTAACCTATTCCATCCAGAAAATCACAATCATAACGAAAATAACACTTTCACTTTCTTGTGGGTTGGACGAGACGAACCACGAAAGGCAATGGGACGGGCAATAACGGCTCTGGAGAAAATCTACAGAAAAGTAGATTGTAAAATGATAATTCATAGTGACTGGAGAGCAGACATGGCGAAGAGGACAGCACGTTTCTTACGTTACAAACGTGACCTTCCAGTAGTCATGACGCAAATGGAAGGTGGAAGCCATGCGAAACTTGGGCAAATCTATAATAATGCCGATGCCTTTATATGTACTAGCAAGGCTGGTGGTTTCGAAATGGGAATAACTGAAGCAATGGCTTGCGGTCTACCAGCAATAGTTACGGACTGGACTTTCATGCAAGAACTGATTGACAGTATTTGTCCTTACATGTATCATAGTTGTTTAATAAAGGGTTGTGCAAACGGACTCTTAATTCCAATCTCAAGCACTTGTGAAGACTGGGTTGACTTGGGAGACGGTAGACGGTGGGGAATTCCTCTGGGAAGAAAATGGGGAAACATTTCAATTAACGCTTTAGCAGATGCAATGAGGTTCATGGTGAATAATAGAGAGGTTGTAGATTGGATGGGACAGAAAGCGTTGGAGAAAGCCAAAAAGTATAACTGGAATGAGATTTCTGGAAAACTATACAAGGAGATAATCGAAAGTGAGTAAAACAAAAGATGAGGATATTCAGAAAGTCTATTACCAAAGAACGCATATTTCAATCAAGGGTTATCCAGTCCAGATACGAAGGGGAATATGTAGTAGTTGTAATAGAAGTAAACATAAAGGAGAAATCAAAACTACGCAACTCCACCACACAAAATATGCTTTTGAAACAGAAACGGTTCTGAAGAATCCAATATTGGCATTAGAAAACACTCTTGAACTCTGTTTCGGATGCCATCCAGTTGCAGACGGATTACGAGATATACTTCTGTCAAATCCGAGGGGTGGACTTAGAAAGATAGAAAAAATCATACGAGTCATCAAATTTCTTCCAGAAGAACAACAGTTACACTTTACCCATTTGGCGAGGGAATGGTTGAAGGAGAGAAAATAAATGATAGACTTACCAGAGAAACCCCTAATGGCATATTTATCATATCCATTTAGTGCAAACCCACGAAAATTCACGAAGGAAGTTTGCAAATCTGCCAAGGAAATAATGTTTAAATACCCGAATATTTTCATCATTGTGCCACATACGTCTGTGGATTATACATTGTATGGTCCACCGAGGAAACGGATTCAAGACTATGGACAAAGAGACCATACGATTGCCGCACAACTTGAATTTTCAATCCTCTGGAACATAGACATATTCATTCAAGGAGTCCCAGACAATCCTTTAGTTAGTATGGGATGTATCTGGGAACACAGTTTCGTTCAATGGCTCAACTCATGGAGAAAGAAACAAATAATCATAATCATGCTTGAAGACATGTTGAAGGAAGTAAGAAAAGATGCGAAAATCAAAAGTTAACGAGACGCATAAACGTAGTCTTTTCAAGGGAATTTCAATGCGTATTCTTGAAATCACTATAGACACAGTGTTGCTTTCCGTGTTGAATTTTGGAGTTGAAAAGGCATTAGTCGTTTCTATAGGAATTGAGGGACTCTGTTTCGTCATTCATTACATAAACGAAAGACTATGGAATAAAGTAAATTGGGGGCGAAGAATAGAATATGAATAACGGAAAGAAAGTTAGTGTAAAAAAGAAACTAAAAGCAAAGCAAATGTGGGTGGAACAGTTCTTCTATAAACTTGACGAATCAGAAAAACGAATAGACAGTTTAGAAAAACGAGTATCAGACATTTCAGTTACAGTTGCGTATGATATTGCAGAGTTGCGAAAACGAATTGAATTAATAGAGGAATTTTTGGGTGGAGTAGAAAGCATTAAAAAGGTATTGAAAGATGCAAAAAGCTGAAGACCCAAACATTAGAAAAATCGTGGTTGGCAAAGACTGTTACAGTAAATACTGTGCCAAATGTTCATACTGTGTAAAAGCAGAATGGAGTCCCAAAGAAGGATTCAAGTATGGTTGGATAGACGTTTACTGTTGCATGAATAGTGGAAAATGTAACCCACAATCAATGTGTCCAAATGGAATAGGATGGGATATGTGTCTGGGAGAAGCATTCGAATTCGACCCAGAAAAAATATGGAAACCAATGTATATCCCCGTTCTGGGAGAAGGACTGGTTGCCGTTTCAATTCCTAAAAAGGAATGGTGGAAAGACGAATGATAGAATTGTTAAGTAACATTGGAAACACACTGGCTTTCATTGCTAGTATTCCACAGATAATAACGGCTTATAGAAATCGAAGAAACCTTAAAGGATTGTCTTCTTTGATGCTTTTCATTTGTTTCATGGCTTACCTCTTCTTCATAATGGTAGCATATTTGAATGGGGCATATGTAGGCGTTGTCTTATGTTTAATTAGTGAAGTGTTCCACGTTCTACAATTTTACTGGAAGAGAAGATATAGATGATAGACAAAATATTGTGGTGGTGTCCCACTCCTTGGGAAAATGACGGTGGAGCAATCGTTACCTTTTACCAAATGAGAGAAATGAATCAACAATGTCCAGAAATCACAAACCATTTAATACCTAAAGTGTGGAGTCAAGCAGACCAAACTGAACTTCCATTCTGTAAATTTCATAAGGCAACAACGAAATATTTTGGTCAAGTACCCAATGAAATCCCCAAAATTATGAAGAGAGAACAAATCAAACTGTTGGTTTTGTTCCATATTCCATGGGAATATTTTCCAATAATAGACAAGGTTCATAAGATGGGTGGCAAAGTGATTAATTGGCAAACCATCCACTGGACTAATGACGTGTTGTTTCTAAGCGATAAACTTAAAGATTTTGATTGGTGGATTCCGCCAACACAATACGCAATGGAAACTTTAGTAGGGGTAGGTGGACTAAGTAGGGGTAGGATGACTGTTATTCCACATGGAGTTGACACTTCATATTTCTTTCCGCATGACACAAGTGAACTTCGAAACAATTTAGGAATTAAACCAGACCAGAAAATGATATTGTTTGTTGGAAGAGTACAACTTACCAAAGGAATAATTCCAATGATGCTCACAGCAAGAAAACTCTGTGATAATTTTGACTGTCACATAGTCTTTAAAGCTGGAGTTCATGATGGAGTCTGGAAAGCAAAAGAAATGGCTCATCTACTGCATAAAATGACAAAGTGGGATTCAAGAATACATTTCCTTACAAATTGGACTACGCCAAGTTTCATGGAAGAATTAACAGCCGCATGTGACATTCTAGTTTGTCCAAGCGGTCACGAAGGATTCAGTCTTCCACCGTTAGAAGCTATGGCTTGCAATAAACCAGTAGCAATAACAGACATTCCAGTTCATAGAGAACTTCTAGGCGGCAAAAACGGCATATGTGGCTTATTGATGCCGCCCTTCATGTCAACAGAATACGTTAACGATGTCCAAATGGTCACTATTCCTTCAGACGATATGATTTATGGCTCAATAAAATATTTGTTGGAGAATCCAGACGAAGCAAAGGTAATGGGAGAGGAAGGTTTAAAAAGAGCAAAGCAATATTATGATTTACGTGAAGTGTGTAAAAAATGGTTCTCTCTTCTCAATAATTTCATCTAAATTTTATAGAAAGATTTAAATATGAGATAAGTTATATATTTCATAGTTGGTGTATTAACCATTAAAAAAATCTGTGTAAATTGTGGAAAGGAATATGATTGTGGAAGGAAAAGACAAAGAGGAGCGAGTGCTAAAACATGTTCTTTTCAATGTTTTCAAGAATGGCAAAAGAAATATAGGAAAAATTACTATGAAAAAAATAAAGAATTAATTCTAAAAAAACAGTTAGTATATATTCATAAAAAGAGACAAGAAAATCCAGAATGGTGGAAAGAATATCTTCTAAAATCAGCAATTAAATTGAAGATGTGGAACGAAAAACATCCAAATTATATTAATGAAAGAAATGCTAAAAGAAAAAAGGAACTAATTGATTTGCTTGGTGGAAAATGCCAAAAATGTGGATATGATAAATGTACTGCGGCTTTAGATTTTCATCATGTAAATTCAAACGATAAAGAAAAAAAATACAAGGTAAAGAAATCAAGAGAATGGAGATTATATAAAAAAGAAATAGAACAAAACATAAAAGAAGGAAAAGTTATTCTTTTATGTTCTAATTGTCATAGGGAGATACACCATGATAATTAAATGGTTTGACTTGTTTGGGAAGTTGGAAGAATGAAAAAGATAAAAGTTCCACATGTAATAGTCTTGATTAATCCGTCCAAACCAGAACCTCAACAAGATTTAAATGGTGAAATCAAACTTTTCACTAATCAATTGGAAGAGTTTGCCCATTTAAATTTTTCAAAAGTTAAGAAGGAAAGAATGGTATATATAAGTGGGGTTAATGTTGACGGAGAATATCGTAAACGGGGATATGGAAGATTATTAGTTTCAATTTTTGAGTCTCTAGTTAAATCTTGGAGTTTAAAACAGATTTATCTAATCGTGGCTGATGATGACGCTGAAAAGTTCTGGAAAAAAATGGGATATGTTGAAGAAGAAGATTACATGGTGAAAAAGATTAAATGAAACCGAAAACCGAAAGTGAAAAGACGAACAGACTCATTCTTAAGCGACTTACTAGCATAGAATTTAGACTTGGAACACTGGAGAATACTTTGCGAATATTAGAAAGTGGAATTGATAAACCCAAACGATATTTATTATTCGGTGAATGTGTGCCGCCACCATCAGTATGTAAAGACATATATGGAACAATGATTGGAAACTCAAGTTATGAGGGGTTCTTAGGAAGACTTGCTGAATATTACAAATGTGAACGTATGAAATTGTTAGTAAATCCAGAAAGAAATAGAGAGGACACTATAGCAATGTATTATCCATATGAAAAGATAGCATATTCAAAAGATGCTACGGTTGCCCAAAGTACGGTTCTGCATGAGTGGTTTCATCATATGGTAAATCTTGGAGTCGTATATCTATCAGAAAAGGAAAAGAAAGAAGAGGAAGTTTACGCTAGAAATTTTACAGAAATGTTTTTGGGGAGAATATGAATGGATAAGACTAACGTTTCGTGTTCCAGACCATGTTCAGACGGTAAACCATGTTTGCCCGATGAAGACAAATGCCCTTTGAAATACGAGATAGACTTGGATAATTTGGTTTTTGAAATCAGAAAGTCCACTCCTAAACATTATCGTAGAGCCAAAGTCTGGGTTAAGAGGGACAAGGCAAGAATAATAATAACTGACGAAGAACGTTGGTTTGGATGGTTGGATATGTGTGTTATGTTGAATCATGAGTTTCTACACTGGATACTTTGTTGTATTACTGGACAGAAGTGGGGACTCAAGAAATATGATGAATTCTTGGATAGTTTAGGTTTATACAATCATGATGTCTTGATGGAGATATGGTTATGACAATTTGGCTAATCTTGGCTTTCTTGTTAGGTTTTTTCGTTCAGAGAATCATTATTGCTAGACATAAAGGATTTATGAAGTTGGGTTCAAGTTGGAAATTGAACAATAACAAAATCTATAAATGGTTGCACAGAATCTTTTGTGAATGTTGTCCCAGAAGATTATACTGTGATGAATACAAAAAGAGGATTAAGAAATGAAAATTGGCTGGATTGCAGACAACTTCTATCCAGATGTTAAACGTGGAGCAGAAATAGAAGATTACCTTCTAATTCAAGAAGGACTCAGACGTGGACATAAAATAATCAAAATGGGAAAATTGAACAAAAACGTTGATGGGTTCATAGTGGCAAACTTCCTAGACAACATTAATATTGGAGAATTGTTTGCTTATCTGTCACGTAAACCATACATCAAAATTGAACATGACTTGCGTGGACCAATGATTCCGTTTTATAAGATGCTTGCTAGTGAAGCGTTACTTGTTGTTTATCATAGTCCAATCCAACAAAGACTTATAGAGAAACATGGAGTGGTATATAAATGTTTCCTTCATCCAATGTGTGTTCCAACAGAATTTAAGGATTTGAGATTGAAACGTAAACCAGAAACGGAAGTTCTCTATGTGGGAGACTATGCAAAGGAGAAAGGCTATCAAGAAATGGTAGAATGGCTTGAACAACGTCCAGAATACACAATTTGGCATTATGGTAGCGGATTTCCAAAACATCATCCAAGAATGAAAGAGATGGAGTCTATAGAACATGAAGACATGCCAAAGATTTACAACAAGTTTCAAACCTTAATCTTTCTTCCAGCCTTTCAACAAGCGTGTAGCCGAGTAATAGCCGAAGCATACCTCTGCAAAGTTCCAAACATAATCACTAATGGAAAAGACGGATTCACAAGTTACGGTTGGACAATGAACGATTACGATAAAGTGAGAGAAAGACTTATTAATGGTCACAAGATATTATGGGATAAAATTGAAGGGGAATTCGGCAATGCGTCATGAACATTATAAGATGAAAAGAAAGACATTACAAGAAGTTTTGGCGAATCCATACTTCATCAAATTCATAGAAGACTTGAAAAATTGTTCAACTGTGAAAGAAATCTACATTGTTGGTTCAATGGTTAGGAAAGGAGTAAGTAACAAAGACGTTGATATAAAAGTTGTAAGGATTGAACAGAATATGGCTGGAGACAAAGAAATCTACAATTTGGTTGATTCCTTTCCACATTTGTCTCCACATAAAAAGAAGTTAACTGCAATAAAGTATTTCATGATTGGAGATATTCTAATCAATGTTTTCTGGAGTGAAATGAGATTTGATAAACCATATACTCTTTTATGGAGAAATGAAAGTGCCTAAAGTTAAAAAGTGTAGAAAATGTGGAAGAAAAATATCCTTTGCTGATGATAGAGATTACTGTGTTCCATGTGGCAAAATAGTAGTAGAAGAACAAAAATTGCAAACACAACAGAACGAAAGAGAAAAACTGAATATGTATATACGACAGAAGGAAGAAGAACTTAGAAAGGAAGGTTTGGCTACAAGTAGAGGGTTTCTAAACGTTTTAGTAATTATTGATGCGTATGGATGGGCTTATGATTTCATCATGAGGGGGATTCAAAAATATAGTAAACATAATATTAGAATTGTGGCTATTGCAGACATTACTAAAGAAGACGTGGAGTGGCTTGACGTTTTGTATTGTATGCATGGTTGCATATTGAATGATATATGCAATCATATTGGTCTTTTCAAAGACGTGAAAAGAAAATGTATTGGAATATTTAGTGAAGTGTATGACGAGGACATTATCAAGATGGTTGGATGGAATGTTGGAGTTGCAAACCAGAAAATCTATGATGATATAATGCGAAAAACTCCACGTATCCCATTGAAAGGATTATATGTTACAAGGGCTGGCGTTGACACTGAAATTTTCAAACCGATGGATAGACCAGATAATAGATTCATTGTTGGTTGGGTTGGTTGGGCTGACCGTCCACTTAAACGTTACAGATTACTTAAAGACTTAAAGTTTCCATTTATAGTTCAAACTAAATGGGGATGGAAATTCTTCGTTAAAGACCGTTCAAGAGATGAAATGATTGATTTCTACAGTAGAATAGACTGTTTGATAAACACAAGTGACTCGGAAGCGTTTCCTCTTCCAGTTCTTGAGGCGGCGGCAACTAGACTTCCAGTAGTGGCTACAAGGACGAGTGGAGTACCAGAATTCATAGATTCAGAATGGCTTGTTCCGATTAATCCAGAACATGTAGCCATGAGAGAAATGAATTCTAAACTTCAACTGTTAAAAGATAATTTATCGTTGCGAAAACAAGTTGGAGAACAAAACTTGCAGAAAGTTTTAAATAGGTGGGCGTGGAAGTATATGGTAAAAGAGTTCGATAAAATGTTTGAAGAGTCATGATTATGAACAGCAAAATAGGAAAGAATTGCAAAATAAGCGATAAAGCTAGGATTAATGTTTCAGAATACTTTGAAATTGGAGATAGAAGTATCATTCGTGATAATACAATAATCGAAGGTAGACATATTGAAATAGGTAAAGAAGCATGGATAGACGAATATGCTCATATTGGGGGCGGAAGTTGTTTTGACTATCAATCCTTCCTAAAAGCTGGAGATTTCTTACACATGGGCAAGTTCTCTCATGTAAATACGGCTAGAAGAGTTATAATAGGTAACGAATGTGGCATTGGTATAAACACTAAAATCTTTACTCATGGTGCATACCTTTCAGCCTATGAGGGGTTTCCGATACAGTTTGCCAATGTTGAAATTGGAGACAGAGTTTGGTTGCCTAATGCTTGGGTGAATCCCAATGTGAAAATTGGAAACGATGTTGTTGTCGCCGCCATGTCTTTAGTTAATCGAGATTTACCAAGCGGTTGTTTGGCTGGTGGAATACCAGTAAAAATATTAAAGGAAAATAGGTATCCTAGAAAGTTGTCTCAACAAGAGGAAGAACAATTGGTAATGAACATTGAGGATGATGTTCGAATGAAATTAAAGTTTGAAGAAAACAGAATTTATCTTGAACATCCTAACACTACACAAGTTACGATGTTTGGTCTGAAAGAAAGAATAATTGAAGGAGTTGGAAATGAAAGAAGTGAAATTGTTAGAAATCAATTGCGGAGATGTGGTATTAGGTTTAGATATTATATGGAAAATGGGAAGTATCTACCATGGTAGTATTAGCAATAGGAGCACATCCAGACGATATTGAATTTGGTTGTTTTGGAACGTTGGCACGACTATCAAAAGTTCATGACATACACATTATTATCTTAACTCTGGGTGAATTGGCTGGTTCAAGCATTGTGAGAATGGAAGAATGTAGACAGAGTGCAAAGTTGATTAATGCCACTCTACATTTCTTGGATTATGAAGAAGGAGACATATCTGTTAATGCTAGTAGTATTTTGAAACTCAGAAATCACATTCGGTCAATTAATCCAAACATGATATTTACACTGTATCCTCAAGACACACATCAAGACCACAGAAATACTTCACAAATTACGGTTTCCGCTTGCCGTGATTGGAAACCAGATAGACAGAATATTGATGAAATACTATTTTACGAAGTAGTTAGCACAACGAATTTTCGTCCTAACATGTTTTATGACATTACTGACTTTTTCCCTTTGAAAAAATCGGCTTTATCCATTCACTCATCCCAAAATGCAAAGATTTGCATGGATTTGAAAGTCTTGGAAGCATTGGCTCTCGTACATGCCAACAACTGTGGTTATAAAGACCGCTTATTCGAAGCGTTCTATCTATACAAAGCGGTTAAATGAGGGACTACATAATGGAAAGTGAGAAAGAGAAATATCGCCAAGCCTTTCAAAACTTCATTGGTAAGCAAGAAATAAATGATTTGATTTTTCCGAGAATATATTGGTTTGACGATGCGTTGTTAGACCAATATGAAGTTGGTTTTCCAATACTCAAAAAATACAATTTAAAACATGGAGTAATTCTAGCAGTTCCAACCAGATATGTGGGCAAAACTTTTCCGTGGACAGACCCATATGTAGATTTGCCAATGATGAATATTAGTCAAATAAAAGAAATGATGGAGTATGGTGTTTTAATTGCAAGTCACACTGTCACACATTCATGTTTTAAAGGCATGACTAAAGAAAGATTGGTTTGGGAATTAACTGAAAGCAAAAAATGGATAGAAACAAATTTGGGAGTCACTCCTAAAATTCTTGTTGTTCCCTTCAATGATTATTCTCAAGAACAAAAAGACATTATTCTTGAACATTATTCACATGTTAGACCATCCACAATCCCATCCATATCTGGTTATTACAACCTTCACCATAACTTTAGAGACGATAAAGAAAAGAAGTTGTCAAAAAGGTGGGGAAAAGAATTTTTTAAACTGTTAACTCCAGCTTTTGAAGACAAGATAAAAATGGAACGTTCAGTACGATTTTCATTGGGATTTTATGATTTGAAAACTGAGTTTGACAAGACCAAAATCAAGATTCCAGAAATCTCTCTTCCAGAAGGATATAGAGTTTGTTTTGCTATTCCAGATAAGGATGGGAAACTTTGCGAGAAAGACAAACAAATATGGCATTCACTACATAGTAACGAAATGTTCGTCAAGATTGTTCATCCAGAAAACGCCGAAGGAGTAATATTTGCTTATTATAAAGATGAGCCGATTGGATGTTTCGTTGTAAACACTTATGGAGACACAGTTGAATTTGAACATGCTATAGTAGTTGAATTTCATAGAAGGAAGGGAATATACAAAGCAATGATGGTTCTTGGTCTCCATTATGCTGTGCAAAAGCAAGAAATTAAATGGATAATAGCGATTCCACTTCAAACGTTAGAATCTTTTTGGGACAAAGTAAGAGGATGAAAAAATGAAAATTGTTTGGTTGGGAACTTTCAGAGAATGTCCATCTTGGAGATATTTCAGAAGAGACTTGAAAAATTACGTGGAACTAAAATGTTATGGAGAATCTCCTAACCCAAACCGTCTAAATGAAATGGGTGGGGACACTTCTCATTTTTATAAAACGAACATAAATGACTGGATTGAAGGTTACGATGTTAAGGAAATAGAAAGGTTAGAGAATCCAGATTGGATATTTATCTGTGCTTACAGTAGTAAAATGAATTACTTAAACTTGGATAAAGTGCAAACTCCAAAAGCCATTTGGATAGGCGACCCGATTCAAGACAAAGTTAGAATTTTTCCAAAAATAAAGGAATGGAAAATAGATAAAGTGTTCTGTCATTATTGGACGGGAACAATTGAACCTTACATGGAAGAATATAAAGCCGATTATTATCATCTTCCACACTCAGTTGATACTAAAGTTTTCTATCCTACTGGGAAAGAAAGGTCTTTAGATTTGGCTTTTGCTGGATGTATTAACTCCTATTGGTATCCTCTTCGAGACAAATACATTAGACACTTAAATAATCTACGGAAACATAAAATACAAATCAGTGAACATTTTGGCACTATAGAAGAATACGTTGATTTGATAAATCGAGCAAGATTCTTTCTTGCAGATGGTGGACTATATAGATATGCCGTTTGTAAATATTTTGAAATCATGGCTTGTCAAACCGTACCTATCGGTGCAGAACCACTAGATGCAGACATTCTTCACATTAAATCAAATTTCAATCTAGCTCCCATGCGGGGAGACCATATCATTGAAGATTTTATTTATTGGATTGAAAACGAGAAAGAACGTGAATCTTTGGCTAAAGCGGCATATGAGACAGTCATGAAATATCACACTAACAAAATAAGAATAAAACAACTTTTGGAAATGTTGAAGAAATGAGGAAACCTTTATTAGTCTCTTTGAGGTCTTTATCTAAAGAGGTTATAAAATGAAGATATTGGTAACTGGTGGTTCGGGATTCATAGGAAGCCACTTAGTAGATTTGCTTTTAGATAAAGGTTATCAAGTTAGTGTTGTAGATGGACATCCAGTGAAAAACAAAAATGCTGAATGGATTGATGGAGATTTGAGATGGATAGGCGACTGTGACAAATCCGTAGAAGGAAAAGACGTAGTATTCCATCTAGCCGCTAGAATCAGCATTGACGAATCAATTGACCGTGTTTGGCACTATTTCAATGATAACTATCTGTCAACCATAAATATTTGTATGTCTTGTAAGAAATTCAACGTAAAACGTTTAGTTGACATTTCCTCTTGTGAAGTATATGGCAATGTTCCTAAAGGCAAAGCAGACGAATCTAACCCTTGCAACCCAACATCGCCTTACGCCGCAAGCAAATATGCGGCTGAACGTAGTGCAATAGCATTTTGCAGTTCATTCAACATTCCAATAACTGTTATCCGTCCATTCAACGTCTTCGGAGAAAGACAAAAAGCTTTCCGTGGCGGTTCAGTGATTCCCACATTCATACAATTAGCGTTACATGACAAACCTTTAATCATACATGGTGACGGCAACCAAATCAGAGACTATCTATATGTTAAAGACACTGTTGGTTTGTTATCACTTACGTTAGAAAGAGAGTTGGGAAACACTGAGATTCTAAACGTTGCTTCTGGAGATGGACGAACAATAAAAGACATAGCAGAAAAAATCATTGAATATACGAAAAGCAATTCTAAACTTGAATTCATTGATGACCCCAGAGGAAAAGCACAAATGTTGAGGAGTGTTGGAAATTCAGACAGAGCTAGGACGTTGTTAGGATGGAGACCCATTTATGACTTTGATTCGGCTCTGAAAAAAACAATTGAGTTCTATAAAAAAACCGAGTGATAAGATGGAAAAACCCAAAGTTTGCAAAGCTAAAAATTGTATGCATTGTCGTTATTGTGGAAAAACCATAGTTTGGCAAAAGGGATGCCGAAATTCTTTAAAAGACATGGTTCGTGGAAATATATTCATGGAATTATGTATGGATTGCATGAAAAAAATTGCCAAGTATTGGTTGGAATTACATGGAATCTAAAGATAAAAGAATGGAACTTAGACTGTGTAAGGGACCGAAAGACCCCAACTTGTATTCTTGTAGACATGAATGGGGAGAAGTGAAAGAGGAAGGAGCAAAGGACAATCAGACTTACGCTAAATGTAAACATTGTGGTTTAGTCTGTCCAATTCCTAAAGGCGGAGAATACCCACCAGAATGTATAGAACATAGATTAAACAAAGTTCCCGAAATAACTAAAAAGAAAGATAATAGATGTCCTAAATGCGGTCTTCTACCAGATTTATGCATGTGTGAACACGAAGATAAACTGAAACTGGTAAACGCTAAAGACTTTAATGACCCAAGAAGTGAAGGGTGTGGAGAGTGTGAAAAGTAATGCCATATATTAAAAAAGCTTTAAGAGAACCAATAGATGAAAAATTAGACCTGTTAATAGGACGACTGAATGAAATGCTTACCTATATAGATGGGAAAGACTTAGCCGCATGTCTAACTTACATAGTTTTCAAACTCATTCGTAGATACTATGAAAATGGTAAATGGTATGACAAGATGGACGCTGAGAAAGTTTGTGCATCAGCAATAGACGAATTCAAAAGACGATTCCTTCATCCATATGAAGAGATGAAAATTGCAGAAAATGGAGATGTTTATTAATGCCAAGAGGAAATGTAGACATGTCTGAGAAAACAAAAAGACATAAGGTATCTGGACATGGAAGTGTCTCTAAGGCTGGAAAAGTTAGGAATCAAACTCCCAAAGTTCCTAAAAGTGTAAGTCATTCTAAACGTAGTTGCCCCCGCCTCAAGAACAAAAAGAAATATTATAACCGAATGATTCTAAAGCGAAAGTGTGGTCAAAACTGGGTGAAATGATATGTTCAAGATGTATTATGCATCAGCAGTAGATTGTAGTGTAGATTATGGTAAAGCTCAATTAAGACTTTTTAAGGAGTTATTCAAGAAGTATCCACAGATAGAAGTATGTGGTGCTGGAATAGGAGAATCACCAATAATAAGTCTTGACAGTAGCAAGACTCTGAAAAAGACTATAGTGGCTTATGACCTAAGAAAACTTAGAGAATGTGATATACTATTAGTGGTTACGGATTTAGAAACTTATTGTGCTGGAACACACATGGAACTTGAATATGCTAGAAACTTGGGACTATTGACTATAGTATTATGCGTTCATAAAAATGGCACTTGTAAATACGGTCTCAAGAATATTTTCATAGAAACGTTAGCAGATAAGGTAATCCATTCTATCGAAGAATTAGAAGAAATACTTGAGGAGATAACGAAATAATGCGGAAAAAAGAAACTTGCCGAATAAAGGATGTAGATATACAGACTGGAACATTAAGAGAAGGAATCCATGATTATACAATTAAAGATAGTGGAAAAAGAACCGAATTCAAGACTGGAGCAGTAAGAGATTTGCAGACTGGAAAGGGACGTTTCGACCTAGTTCCACCAGCAACTTTGAGAGCCTTGGCAATCCATTATGAGAAGGGTTGTCTGAAGTATGGAGACCGTAACTGGGAACTCGGAATATCAATTCATACTTTTCTCAATTCGGCTGAAAGACATTTGCTTCAAGTGATTGATGGACGAGACGATGAGAACCACTTGGTAGCTTCAATATGGAATCTTTTTTGTGCCTACGAAACAATATTGAGGATTCAAGAAGGAAGGTTGCCGAAGGAACTTTATGATTTGCCACGGAAGATTCGGCTTCCCAACCCATACGAATAAACAGAAGCCTTATAACCCACATCTTCTATATAGAATATTATAATAAGTGACCATTATGGACGAAAGTAGAAGAGAAAAAGGTAGAAAAGCAATAGAAAATAGAAGAATACGTGATGAAAACCGAGTAGACGCTCAAGTAAAATTTGTTGATGACTTTCAAAAGTTTATAGAGACCCAGAAAAAGAAGACTGGAATACCAGAAGAGGAACTCATAAACGAAGTCTTGTCAACCCATGTTTCAATGGTGGAGTTTGACGAGACAACTGGAAAGGCAAGCCTAGTTTTTGACGCTTGGAAAGGCGTGGTGGTTGGAGAAGAAACAAAAGTTAGCCAAGCCACTCTGAAAGACTTTCGTGACTTGAGAGAAAACTTTGCTCCAGTAAGTGCTGGAATAGAATGGCATAGAGACTTCACATCGGGTGGCGGATTTCTTGTTCAGATAGACGACCCAACAGACAAGAACCAAAATACTATGCGAGAAGAAATCAATCTGCTTAACCGAAACGTTTATCAAGACCAATACGTGAAGGGACTCGACAACATTCTCGACATAGAAATAGATATTGCTTTGACTGACGGCTGTGCGGCGGCTGAAATAGTCTATACTAAAGAAGTCGCATTTGAAGATTATATAGACGAAATAGAAGAAGTAATGTTGGATGATGGGAAGAAAGTAAAAGTTTTAAAGCCTAAAGAAATGACGAGTGAATTATGGAAAGACCTCGGCGGAATTACCAGACTAAAAATCATTGAGGATTCATACACCCGTCTAGTTCCGTATCGCCATCCGAAAAGTGGGGAAATACTTTATTGGACTCTGGATGAGAAAGGTGGAAAGGACAATCAAGGTTTATCATATGAAGACATTGTGAGTAAGGAAAAGAAAGCCAATAAACCAATCATAAAGTTTCATCCTTGGGAAATCCTTTGGTTGTCATGGAATCAACGTGGAACAAACCTTAAAGGCATGAGCATGATTCAATCAGTCTACAAGATTGCCAAGATGGTGCAAGAAATACAGACTTCAGTTGGAAAAGGTTTCAACAGATGGGCTAACAAGAAATACTTCTTCGTGTGTGGAAGTGAACGGAGACAATGGAACAAAGTTTACAGAACCGAATTCTTGAAAGCAATGGAGAAAATGATAAAGAACAACTGGGTTGGAATTCCAGTTCCAGCAGAATTCGAAATTAAAGAGATTGGTGGAGAACAATCAGTCTTTGATGGAAAGAATATATTAGACCACTTGATTGGAATGATTGCGGCTGGAATGCAGTATCCAAGAGAGTTCCTTGAGGTTGGACGTACACAAGCAAGCGACAAGGCTTGGTTGGCATGGACAGTCCGTTATGGACGAAGCCAATTACAGATACGCCGAGCAATAGAACATCAACTTTGGGAGAGACATTTATGGTGCAAGTTCGGAATGACTAAAAAGAAAAGCGTGAAGGGAGTCGAAAAAGAAAAGCAAGAAGACATTCCAATTTACGTTCCGAAACTTCAATGGAAAGCGGAAGGTCAATGGTTGAAGGACGCAAAGATAAAGTTGCTTACTGGACTGTTGAATGTGGCTAACCCGATAGATTACCCGTTGAAGATGCCCGTCCAGAAGGAAATGGGAGCAACGATTGGCATTGGAGAAATAGACTGGAAAGACATAGAGGATTTGTTTGATACTCAAAACAAGATTAAGATTGCAAATGCAAAAATGGAACAGATGAAAGCGGAAGCGAAACTTGGCGAAATGGAAAAGATGAGTCAAGAAGAACTGATAAAGTTAGTTACGCCAGCACCAACTACTCCACAGCCACAGACTTCAGAAGAGAAACTTCAAGAGCAAGAGAGGAAACGTACTGAAGCTGGAGTTTCAAGAACAACTAAAGAGACTGGAACACAGACAAAGAAGGGACAAGCTAAAGAGATGGGTGGAACAAGATTGGCTGAAACAGTTGAACAGTTAGAATTGCCACAAGACATACTTGACGGAATCAAGAAACTTGTGAATGCTAGGTTACGTAAACAAGAAATGGAAAATGAGACAAGTGAAATAGTATTGGAGAACGCTAAAAAGATGAGTGAAGTGGCAAAAGTGGAATCTGAATCCAGTCAAAAAAAGACAGAGTTGACAGAGTTAGAATTGGAAGCCATAAAAGAGAAAGCAAAAACTGAAAAGGAATTGGCTGAGATGGAAAAAGAAAATACTAAAAAGAAAAGAGAATTAACAGAAATAGAGTTGGAAGACGCTAAAAAGAAGAGGGAACAACGAAAAGAACTTGATGAGGAAATCAAAAAGGTGAAGAAGAAACAATGAGACAAGAAAAACTATTTCAGTATTTTAAAGACCCACAACTTACACAGCCAATATACAATTTAGAGTTTCCAGAACCAGTGGTGGCTGGACGAGAAAAGGGAGAATTGACGGTTTACGCCCACAATATTAGTTCAGCAGAACTTTATGATTTAGAGTTCACTCCTAAAGACCCAGACCTCAAAATAGACAAAAGTAGCGACAAGGTGAACCCTAAAGAAACTATAATACTAAAGTTTACTTTCACTCCAGCAGAAGACAGAAAAGAACCGTTAAACACGGAGTTTACCGTGACTACCAAGGGAATCATCAGAGCAAATCCGAAAGCCTTATAACTCCCATCTCATCTATATAAGTTAAGAAGTTGATAATATGAACAGAAAAGAATCGTTTGGATTTGCAGACTCAATCGAATGGGTACATAAAGACAAAGACGGCAACGTAATCAAGAGATACAATTCTGATACTCGCTGGAATAGATTCTTAAAGAGAGTTCACTTGAAAAGACGTAACTGTTTAACCTATGACGGCATGAGAATCGTTGCTGGATTGATGACTGTGGATGTTGGCAATACTGCATTTGACTATATCGGCATTGGAACTGGAGCAGTAGCCGCCGATGTATCGGATAGAGCATTAGGAACTCAGAAGTCAAGATTGGGCGGAGCATTATGTACGGGAACTATCGTGAAGACCGATGCGGGATGCACATTTGATACTATGCAATTAGTTGTGGTATTCTCAAAGGCGAATGACGCTGGATTAACTGGTGCGGTGCAGAACATTACTGAAGTTGGAGTATTCAACCATACAAGCAATGTGACTGATACGATGCTGTTTAGACAAGTATTTGCGGCTGAAGCCATGAACTGGGATTTACTCGATACTTTAACGATGACTTGTAAGATGCAAGTCAAGCAAGGTACATGACATTCTAAGGTAATCTAAATATGGTCAATGAAATTAAAGACGAATATACTGGAAAGTTTACAAATTATCTAATGGCTATTCTTCTTTTAGTTTCTATAGCCGTTAATAAAATTATAGAGGGTAGAGAATAATGACTAATTGGCTTACTGGTTGGGGATTTAGGAAGAGCCACATTATTACGGCAAGTGCTGGTGCTGGAACTAACTATCAGACTTGCATCAAAGTCTATAAGACTACGGGGACAGATGGTACTGAAACTGTTAATGGTGTTACTGCTGGAAAGGTATATGTTGGTTCTAATTGCAGAAACGACTTTGGAGACATTAGATTTACAGATAATGATGGAGATACTTTGCTTGACTGTTGGATGGAAGAATTATCAAGTGGAGTATATGCCATTTTCTGGGTTGAAGTGGCTGATACTCTTGAATCTAATGCAACCATCTATGTCTATTATAGCAAATCAGACGCTACTTATCCTTATCTTGCAACTGTCTTAGCTCAAGGAGAAGCTACATTTAGGTTCTTTGATGACTTTCTTGCGGCTAATATAGATTGGACTAACAAATGGCAATCAACCAAGCAGACAAATTTCTCAATTGAGAGTGGTGCATTGAAGATTGTGATGGGTACTACTGACACAGAGCTAATCAACACAAAGAACTCTTATGGTGATGGATATGCTTCAAGTGCATTAATTCGTGCGGCTACAAGTGGCAAACGAGTCTTGAATATGAATAATGATATTCCAGCCACTTGGAGAGATAAGGATGCTGGAAGAGTGCTTTGGGTAATTGGGAAACTTCAATGTGCATTGAATGGTACACCCAGTGAACTTGTTGAAAGTCAAGACTTAACAAATTACTATAAGAGTAAAATATATTGTCCAGCTTCTGGTGATGCTACGGTTACTCTGTTGAAAGCTGGAGTAGTAAAGCTAACAAGAACAGCCGCACCAGCTTACAGAACCGTCTATGTAAGCTTTAGCACTTGGGATGGTACGGGATATGTGGATGATGTATATGTTAGAAAATATGTTAGTCCAGAACCAGCACATAGCACTTGGGGAACAGAAGAAGTTCCAGCAGTAGCCCACTCTCTAACAATTACTGAAATAATCGGTTGTGTAGACAGTAAAAGTAGAAACAAAACAATCAATAGAACCTATTCGGAACTGTTGGGATTAACAGATAGTAAATCCAGAATCAAATCATATTTTAGAACCATAACTGAATTGTTGGGTTTGAAAGATAGTAAAAGCAGAGTAAAATCATATTATAGAACCATAACTGAACTACTTGGACTAAAAGATTTAAGTAAAAGTTGGATTCACGGAAAGTTTCTAACTATAATTGAAATTATAGGTTTGAAAGATAGTAAGTCAAGAGTAAAGAGTATTCATAGAACCATAACGGAAAAACTAGGATTAAAAGAAACTAGAAGTCGAAGTAAAACAATCAGTAGAGTCATAACTGAACTGATTGGGATGAAGGATGCTGTTACGAAAGTTGCTTGGCATTGGAGTTTACCACCCGTACCACCAGTAATAACTGCCGCCGTTGGCAAAATCAAACATGTGTTGCTTGACAAGTTTCTGGGTTGGCTTGAGCAACCAGCAGAAGACAACCCTAGAGTACAGTGTGACGTGAAAGTAAGTTGGACTCAGACCAACAGAGTTGCTTCCAGCATAAAAGATTTATTCACTGAAACAGTAACTATAAGAGGCAAACTGGCTCACGTCTTCACGGAAACAATGCCTATAACCGCCGCACTTTTACACGAATTTACTGAAAGTGTCCAGATTAGGGGTTCTATCATTCAAAAGTTTGAGGAGACAGTCCACATAACTGGAGACCTAATGAAAGCAGTGATTGAGGACGGACTAAAAGTTTTCGGTGAAGTTACTCCGTTATTGGAGAAACTCCGAGAATTGAAACGTAGGATAGAAGAAAATTAGCGAAACCCTTATATTCTTGTTTTCCTATTTTATTCAACGGTATGCGGGACAATTCGAAGTGAATAAGGGTTAATCAATGAAGATGGACTCACGTTCATCCAAGTTGGTTTCATGCGAGACCACCCTAAAACAGAGTTGAAAGCCATGACGCAAAAGCCATAATGATGGCGTAATGTGCGAGCCTACCTTGCATCCGTCTTTTTTATAGAAACCCTTAATAGTCTCTTCTTATATTCTTATGACATAGTGATAAAATGCCTAAGACTAAAAAGATAGAAGAGAAATCAGATAAACCACAACCACCTAAAGCAGTGGTTTTGATTAGTACAGTTTCAAATATTGGTATGAGGAACGAGTACAGCGTTAACGCCATGATTCATTTGGCTTGGGTTTGCGGAGCATATGGAATCCAGATAATCGCTGGAACATACGATGAATGCCCAATTAGCGTAGCAAGAAACATGGCTTGCGAAGAAATGCTTAAGAACCCCAAGATAACACATTTGTTCTTTGTTGATTCGGACTGTGTTCCAGACCCAGACACAATACTAAAGTTTCTCAGTTACGATTTACCAGTAGTTAGCGGCTGGTATCTAAGCAGAAAAGGTAGCGGTCTTCCAGTAGTGTTCAAACTTGAAGAATCCACAGAACACAAAACCATGCCTTCAATAGTTGCCCTTCACGACTTGTTCCCGAAATGGCGGAGTTACAAGCTTGACGAACTGTTGACTTTACAGAAAGAAAAGAATGGACTAACAAAAGTGGACGGCGTAGGTGCTGGATGCTTACTGATTAAACGTGAAACACTCTCCCACCTTGACCAGCCATATTTCTTTGAAGACAACACCAAAAAATATGGTTTCGGAGAAGACTTGTTCTTCAGCCTCAACTGTAAACTCCACGACATTCCAATCTATGTTGACTTGAACAAGTTCTGCAAACACTGGACTTGGGGACTCATAGACATGCGACACGTCCAAGCATTGCTTCAACGGTCAAGACAAGAACAACAACAAACAAAAACCCAACAACCCGAAAATCGCCCTATGTAACTCGATGGGGGTCTGTTAAAAACTAGGAGTATGTTTTTGGGGGTAACTGTTGATGGAAGGTAATATGACTCCGAAAGACAAAGAAAAGTTTGAGAGGATATGGAAGAAACTTGGCGAAAAAGAACTGAGCAATGACGATTTGAAACGGCTTGTCTATTGGTTAATAATTGCATTGGGAGCAGAAGGTTGGTTTACTTTAGAATTAAAGGAAACGGCGAAACGTTTTGGAATCTTAGAATTACTTGAAGAAGGACTAAAATCTCCATCTGAATAAACATAAGACTTATATCTCTCTTTTTACTTTATATTCTTTATGTCTCAAGAAAATGAAAGATGTCATGAAAGACATAGAGAATACTGTAGAAAATGGCGACAAACCCATAAAGAACAACTTAGAGAATATAACAAAAAATATAGAACCACTGAAAAATATAAGAAAAAACATAGAGAGTACTATAAACATAATTCCAAAAAACATAATGAATATACTAAGAAATGGAGAGAACAAAACAAAGACCATGTTAAAGAATACACCAGAAAATACTATTTATTACATAAAAAAGAGAAGAATGTAGACCGCATGAATAGATTCCGAGAGTTAAAACAGAAATATGTTAACTTATTGGGTGGTAAATGTCAAATTTGCGGATATAATAAAGATAATGGAGCATTACACTTTCATCATTTAAATCCAGATGAGAAAGAAAGAACAAAGGAAGCTTTAAGAGTAGCTTTTGAGCCTAAAATAAGAAATGGAAGTATCCAGTTACTTTGTGCTAATTGTCATCAAGAAATACATGATGGATTCACGAATGAATTAAAGGAGACGGTTAAGAGACTAGGAATAGAAGACTGGTTCAAGAGAGAGTAGCCGTGGACAAGAATAATCCTCAAGACCTCTACGACTGGTTCATAAGAGTGAGAATGGACGAACCACGTAACTGTAAAGAGTTACTTGATTGTGTAAAGGCATTCTTGTATTATATGGAAAATATGTATAGAAATCCAGAATCTAGTCAACTTTCACCAATCCTAAATCAACTAAGGCAAAAAGCTGGCAAAAACAGAACTGAATTTATCAGAAAGAAATTACTGTTGGGAGAGGACTTGGCGTGGTCTAGTCACGACTTGGAAGAAATAAGACGTGAAATTCATTTGGAAATTAAGAGGTTAGAGAAGAGAAAACGGAGACAAGCGTGGGAGTTAAGACATGCCAAGAGATGAAATAAATGGATAAGAATAATCCAGAAGACCTTTACAATTGGTTCATGAAAATTCGTATGGCTGAACCACGGAACTGTCAAGAACTTCTGGACTGTGTAAATGCAATCTTAGCGTATATGGAAGAACAATACAGAAAAGGAGATTCCAGTTACCAATCCAACATTACATTTCTAAGAAAGAAACTTTTGTTTAGGGAAGACTTGGCTTGGTCTGTTGAAGAGTTGGACAGAATACGGGGCATAGTTCACTGGGAAATGAAGAGTATAAAGAGACGAAAACGTAAAGAAGAAAAGAAAGCTAAGAGAAAAGCTTAAATAGTCTGTCACTGTCTTGAGTTTATAATGGACTAACTAATTACAAAAAACAGAATCTTTGCAATTGCTTACTAACCATTCGTTAACAGCGAACATTTATATACTCTAGCGAATATTGATGGTTTTATGGAGAATGTTTATAAGTTTGGAATGATATTATATCTTTGTTTGTTGTCCCCAGTGTTCGTTAAGGACGCTGGTGTTTCATAGTCATCGGTTGTGAAGGCGACCCGTGAGTAACGTGAAGCCGACCAACCTTTGATATTTTCCCATAAAGATTTATAAGAGACGAAGTTATTAGGGTAGACAGTGATTGAAATGGTTGAGAAAATTAAAGTTGGATTGTTTGCACTTTTCCTTTCGCTCTGGATTCTAAATTTCTTTGGAGTCTACAAATACTTTGAGTGGCTGTTCGGACAAGAACTTTTGACTACTGTTGGAATAGTTGGAACAGTATTGGTTTTACCACTTCTTATTGTAGAATTCTTTCTCGGTATACTTATGCTTGGAGTATTTAAGGGAATAATGGAAGCCTAAAAAGGCGAACCAGAAATGGGATTGAAACAGAAAATCAGACAAGGAAAAGCCATTCATCTTAAATGTGGAACACCTATTTCGTTGCTTCCTCTTGGTTGGTTTTGTACTACGTGTAGTTCTTACATTGATAAGAGTATTGTTGTTCGAATTGAGGATGTAGATAAACTGTTGGATGAAGCCTTTAGAAAATGTGCTTACGTTGATTATAACGGGAAACCAGTATTTCTATGCTCTACTTGTAGCTTTTATCATGGTATGAAAAAAGGATGTTTATGGGAAGAAGATAGAAAAAAAATTAAATGGTTAAAAAAGGAAGCATAACTGTGCATTTAGGTTTAGACGACATATTGTTTGCTCTGATTTTCATAATCTTCAATGCTTTCTTGGTTTCGATAGTGGATGGTTTACTACTGAAGTTGTGCTTTGCTGGATGGACGCTTTCAGTATTAGCCTTTGCAACCTACATAATTATTACGAGAGATGAAAATGATTAAGATAACGAGTGACTTAGGCGAATTTCGGGAGAGAGAACACTATCACGAATGGATTGAGCCTTGGACATTCGGAGTATATAAAGGCAACACGATATGGTATAGATACCGTCCTAAACCTTTAAGCGTTACACTCACGATACTACATGAAATCATACACTTGATTATTGATAAAAGTCTATCTGTAAACCATGCAACTTTATGTCTGTCAACTTTATGTCTGTTCAGAGATTTCTTAGACGGAACATTAGACTTCATTAATGGAATCTTGCGTTACCGAGAATGGCGTGTCTCAATCCATGCAAATCTACAATATTACGTTAAAGCCAACTTTAGACACTGGTGGACTTGGGTGCGGTGCAAATGAAGGAATCACTAATTATTACTTGGAATGGAATTCCGATGTTCATTCCAGCTAAAAATGCGACTAGACAGTTAATGATAGAGTTATGGTTTGACGGTGATAAAATCCTAAAGGAATTAGGTATACAGAAACTTAAGAAAAGAGACCCAAGAAAGGCATACATAGTATAGGAGTGAGAAATAGTCCATAAACGTTTATATACCAGAACGTGTGAGATATATAGGATGAGAAAATGTTTGACCCGATAGAGTTTGACCCTACCCCATTCAACGAAATATGGAAGAAGATGAGCAGTGACGTAGCATTAATACTGGTTGGCATATTCGTAATCTTGCTCATAGCATACATCGTAGATTTTACATGTCGCTGGTACGAAATAGGAAGGAAGTATAGAACATGAAAGCAATTGTAACTGTAAAACTTCCGAGAAATACGAGACATGACCCACGAAATAAAGAGTTTGGAGTGTGTCCACTCTCCAAGTTTCTTAAAATTTACATGTGTTGTTCAGACGTTACTGGAGAACACCACTCTTACATTGAGACTGGAACATGTATGAACGATATAGAATGTAAAGCTAAAGGTAAATTCAGACATGTTACCAGAATAGAAGTTGCGGATGAGTGGGAACAACCAAAACATATAGAGGTAGAACATCTATGAAGAAACAAACAGTCTGTATAAATTGTAAAAAGACTTTCTGGAGTAAAGCAATCAAGAACAAAGTCACTAAGAAAATAGAGGCTCTCGACAATATCTGTCAACTTTGCAAGAACGGAATTAAGCAGAGACAGATGAAACGTGGAGAAACCATTAGGGTTATTCCAGCAGAGTTTGAGAGATATATAAGATTCCGAGAACTTTATATTGCTGAAGCAAAACGTAGACAAGAAGAAAAGGAAAAGAATGTGAGATAATGGGATTCGATATAGACGTATTGGTTAAGGCTTACGAAGTTTGGAAGAAAACTCCGCTAGGCAAACAGATGGTAGAGGAAGAGAAGACTTGGATTCCAATTGAAATACCGAAAGACCAATTGCCTATGGGTTGGCATCTTACAGATGGTGGAATAAAAGATGGTTACTTTATTTACTCTAACGAAGGTTACTCTAACGAAGTTCACGTAGAATCGTCATGGGATGGAATACCAGTTCATATGGGTGGATACCCAGACCATTATCATATTACCGTTTCAGTTGTTGAAGACGATAACTCATTTGACGAGGAAAACGAAACAGACTCAAGCGAATCCAGAGAAATCGGCAAGTATAATGTCAAGAAGTTAGGCTGGAAGAAAGCCTTCGAGATGGCTAACAACTTAGCCTTATACCACATGAAGGACTCAATATGAAGGTGATTAAATGGTAAAGAAAGTAGTTAAGTGTATTTGCGGAACAAACAACCCGATAAACACGGATAAACACAATTATAGAGAGAAACGATGCCGAAACTGTCTACGAGTAATTGACAACCAGAGTCCCAAACAGAGAGTTCTAAGCGTGTTCCAAATGAAAAAGAAGGAAGCAAAGAAACTTAGCAGAGAACGATTCATCAATCGGCTACTTACTCAGAAGATGTCAATGAAAGAAATAGAGAAACGTTTGGATAAACAATTTGATTTTGAGAAAAACTAACCTTCCCTTTTGTTTTAGTGAGGAATAGTCCATAAAGCTTTATATAGGGCAAGTGTATGATATATAAGTGATGAAAATGAAAGTCGTTAAAGTCCAAATCACGAAGTTGAGTGGAGTTAAAGATGTGTGGGCAATCAAAATCATCGGAGAAGTTGAGGGAGTAATGATGCCTATGGAGTCTCTGGAAGCCTCGTTCTATTCAGAAACCGAACCTAAAGTGGAAGTGATAAAATGACTCATAGCAAAGAATATATGCGAAAATGGAGACATGAACATCCAAAACAATGTAAGGAACATCAAAGAAAATGGAGAAAAGAACATCCAGAACAAATTCAAAAATACTATCGAGAACATAGAGAACACGAATTGGAACGAATGAAAAAATACCGTCAAGAATATAGGGAAAAGATTTTTGCTAAACTAGGGAATAAATGTGTTAAATGTGGATTCTCAGACCCCAGAGTCTTACAGATAGACCACGTTCACGGTCACGGAATAAAAGAATGTAGAGGAATAGGTTCTAACTCGACAAAATTCTATAAAAAGGTTCTTGCAGACACTAAAGGGAATTACCAGATTCTCTGTGCAAATTGTAATTGGATAAAGAGACATGAAAATAGAGAAGAGAGATAAACATGAAACCTAAAGTGGAGATAACAAAATGAAAAGAAATAAAGATGGAAACGATATAAATTTCACAGTTAGATGTTTAGACTGTAGAAAGCAATTGTCTGTCTCTATTGGATATGGCATTCCAGAGGAAAGTGAAGACAATAAAGTATTAGACTTCGTTAGGCTTCATCATAATGGACATAGAATAAAAATGATGGAGATAACTAAATGACAGAGTTATACTATCATGACCCCAAAGGTGGAAAGAAACATATTAAAGAGATAATCATTCACATGTTTGGAGAAGACGGTGAATGGCTGTGGTTCGAAATGGTTTTTGACGATGGTTCTAGTCTTCAGTCTTACAACTTTAAGGGAGTCTACACATGACAGAGAAAGATAAGCTAACAAGAGACGATTTTATTCCAGTAGACGGGGCAACGACACCTAAAGAACCTATAAGTTGGAAGTGGTTCTTTAAGGGAATAGTCAAAATATTCTACGTTTTATTGACAGAACCTAGAATACATGTAAAGAAAAGCCCAGTAAACATTAAGAAACTTGGGGAACAACAGAAGATTGATGAAGAGGAACAAGAAGACTTAGATAACCTTGACACAGAAATGCTGGACTTTTTAGGAGATTAAAAACATGAAGTTTCAATGCCAAAATCCAGAATGTAAAAAAATATTCGTATACGCCGCAAAACGGACATCAACCGAATATAATCCCAACTACTCAGTGAAAGACCTACTTGAAACACATGAATGTCCATTCTGTAAAAGTCCGAACTTTGAAGAGTATGCCGAACCTAAAGTCATCGAGAAGATTTCAAGTGTCAAAAACGTGGAACTTGCCGAGGTTGACGGGTGGATAGCCCAAGGATACGAAGTTAAAGAATTATACGCAAAAACGGCAACAATGATAAAGAAGGAGAAAACATAATATGCTTACAGCCGAGATTTTACAAGAGATACTCGATACTGGAATCGTTCTAGCTGGAGCTAAAAAGTGTGGAAAGAGTAATGCTTCTAAGGTTTTGGCTAGTGAAATAATAAAGGAACATCCAAACATTCAAGTCCGAATCTTTGACACTTGCCAAAATTGGGTTCACGGTTTCGAACCCGTCCTATGCCAAAAGATAAACGATGAGACAAGATATTTATACACTGGAAAAAGAAACGTGTTGTACGACATTGAACTTATGGACATGGAAAAAATAATGGATGACATTGGAAAGATTGTTAGCCATGACTACAATGAACAGAGACTTTTGAAGACGCAAAACAAGATGGACAGATGGATAGTCTACTTTATTGAGGAAGCCCAGAACGTTCTTGGAACTTATAGTTTGTCACGGGAGTCTGGAAAACTCTGGATAAAAATGATTAGTGAAGGACGCAATTTCAATATGGCATTTGTCTTCATAGGTCAACGTCTTGCAGACATATCTACAAAAGTAATAGAAAGAGCTAATGGCTACCTATTTGGAAGAACATTTGGAGATAATGATAAGAAGAAGATAACTAGAATAGTTGGAGATGCAATAATGGATAAGGGTCTGGGAGACAATGAAGACTATATAAAAATTACTGGAAATAAGATTGTTGAGGAAGTTTCTAAGCTGGAAACTGGAGAGTTTATCTACTTTAACGGTAAAGTTGGGAGACATATAAAATTTCCATGCTATACTTCTGACTCAACTCCAATACCATTATCAATAGAAACGCTTAAATAGTAGAGTTACTATAATAATTATAGGTGAAATTAGTTTGGTATTGACCGAAGAACAAAAAGAGAAGCAAAGGAAATATATGCGGGAATGGGCAAGAAAGGACAGAACCAAAAGTCCAGAGAAATATAGACAAGCAAGTAAGCGATATAGAGAAAAACTTGGAAAAGAAGAATATAATCGAAGACAAAGGGAATGGAACAAAAGAAACCCAGAAAAACAACTAGAACGTGATAGAAATTATAGAAACAAACACAGACAAAAATATAATGAGGCAAGACTAAATCAAATAAAAAGAAAATGGATTGAAGTTATGACTATTCTGGGAGATGTTTGTAGTATTTGTAAACATAAAGGCAAAAGAAGAGTATCTTGTCATGAAATTTATGGAAAACCTCATAAGGGGAATCCTTGGTACGTCCTTAAACATATTGAGAGGTTTATTCCTCTTTGTGATACATGTCATAAATCAGTTCACAGATACCATGAATATAAAAAGGAAATAGAAGAGTTAGAAAAGAAGATGATATAACCATGCCAAGATTAGAATGTCCAGACTGTCTGGGAAAAGGATATGTGATAGTGAAAAGAATAAAACCACGTATTAGAGACGGAATATTTCAACGTGTAATATGTCCAAAGTGTAATGGGACTGGTTTGCTTCCTTCAGTATTTACGGGTGTAAAATTTGAAAGTCTGTAAAGGACATGTTAAAAGTCTACGAAGGGGCATGACATACCAAATAGTTAATAAGAAAGACTGTGAAATATGTAAGTTACTAGATAAACATGACTGGTGAAAATATGAATAGACTTTGGAGAATAAAGCATTGGTTCAAGTATGAACCTTCAATAGCTTTTGATTGGTTCATGGCTAAACTATTCCATATACTAGCTGAACTTACTGATAGAATAGGACGTTTAATATGTTGGCTTGGTAACTTGGATTGGGAGACTATTAAAAAAGAAGAGGAAGAAAAAGAAGATGAGTAAAGAACCAAATCCAGAAGAAAATGGAGAAGTAAAAAGAGGAAGTGTCTCAACAGTCTATAACGAGAACATAGAGCATTTTGCTCAAACTTTACTGGAAGTTTTGGGCAAATTCAAAAGTCTGAGAGAACAACGTTACACGGAATTTTTTGCCACTGATGATAAAGATATGAGTCGTATCTATATTGAATATCCACCATATCAACGTGCAGAAGCCATTTATGCCCATAACCGTTTCCTAGACGAACAAATAAAGTGTGGCAAAATTAAAGAGTCTGTAAGAATCGAAAATTATGATAGTGGCAAAGAAGTTTCTTCCTCATATGAGACAATACGGATTTCACGGGAAAAATACGAGAACTTTTTGACTGAAGGATACCAATATTTCATTTGGGATGGCATAAGACTAACTCAAGAGATTTACTTTTCTGGAAGTAGCAGATATGTTCGTTTGTACTTTAGAAAAGCCGATACTGAAAAAGTAACAGAATTCATAACACAACTTCGCCTGTTCATGAAAAGCAATGCCTTGTTTAAAGGAGAAAAACTTCTGTTTACACGTAGAGGTTGGGTGGAAATGCTGGAATATCCAAAGTTGGACTGGAATGATGTTATTCTGTCTCCACAAATAAAAAGAGAATTCGAACTCAACTTACTCACTCCACTCAATGAAGGAGTAGACTGTATAGTAAAAGGCATTCCATGGAGAAGAGGACTATTGCTTGGTGGTTTGGCTGGAACTGGAAAAACGCAAGTTTGCAGAGTGCTTTGCAACCAATTAAAGGATGTGACGGTTCTTTGGGCGACACCTAAAGCCATTCAAGATGAAGATGATATAGCCATGCTTTTCGATGCGGCTAGACACTACTATCCAACACTGATAATAATTGAGGACATAGATTTTATAGGCGTAAGTAGAGATTTCTCTCAAGACCCAAGTTTAGGAGAACTACTTAGCCAATTAGACGGTAACGACCCCAACTTTGGAATATTCGTTATTGCAACTACGAACAGACCAGAAATGCTTGACTCTGCTCTTGCAAACCGTCCAAGCCGTTTTGACGTTTTGATAGAGTTCAAACTTCCAGACAAAGAATCTTGCAAGAACTTGATAAAACTGTTCAGTAAAAACATGGTGTTTGACAAAGAATTAGATTTGGAAAACTTGGCATTGTCAATGAGAGATTTGACTGGAGCACAAATCAAGGAGTCATTCGTGTATGCTAGACTTGTAACAATATACAATAAAAAAGAGACGGTTGCAATTGAGGACGTTCTGAAGAGAGCGGAAAACTACAAATCAAAAAATGGTGCAGAGGCGTACAGAAAATAATGGTTGACCATCCAATTCTGGAACGTCCATTCATAAATGACGATGAACGTCCTCAGAGACTAAACAGAAAGAACCCGTTTAATTTAGGCGGAGAAGAAAACGACTGATAAAACTTCATGAAGACTTAAATAATGGAAGTGTGTAAGACAGTTATGAAACAGAAAAATGAAAAACCGATAAGCTTTACATCGTATGAGAAGACTTGTGAGTTTCATTTTGCAACAGTAACGAGAGTTTGTTATTGTGGCAAAACCGATGGGGCTTGCAGTAAGATAACATGTTGGAAGTTTAAAGAGAATGAAGAATGACGCAATAAAAAGGACGTTTGAGCTTCATGGAAATGATAAGATGAACAAGATAACGGAATATTTGGCTACTTGCGACATCGCCACTCTCACACATGAAGGGTGGGTGGTAGTTGACGTTCGTGATATAACAGACTTTGAGAAGGACGTTGAGAAGGTGAAGTATAAGATTCTTCTAGTTACCAGACTAATAGCGATGGGAGCAAAAGTGTGTGTGAGATGTGCTTGCGGAATAAACAGAAGCAATGCCATAGCTCTTTCGGCAATGTGTTATCTCTGCAACAAAAGCGAGTATCTGGACACTGATTGGGACAGACACTACAACTTCATTAAGAAAACTGTTCCAGCAATGCAGATACTTCCAGAACTGGAAGAAACAGTTAAGAAAGCACTTAAAGAACTTTACGCTGGATGGAAGTAAAAAGAATGAAGATGACTAACAGAGAATATAAACTTGTTTGTAGAGAACTTACTGAAAGAATGAAGGATACTATCATTACATTTCCACGTAAAGATAATTTTGAAGGGTTGGATTTGGGTGATACTTCTACTATAAGTATTACTTTTGTTGGTGCGGATATAATGCAGATATTAGGAAGAATAAGAAGAGGGAAACTAAAATGAACTGTCCACACTGTAACTCTGAATTGGAACTGGACAAGACTGGAGCATTAGTTTGTCCGAAGTGTCACTGTGTCTTCCGAGTCTGTCTTGTTCGTTACGAACCAAAATGCTATGCCAAACAGTATCCACACTCATCTGTAAAACAAGAACAGAAAAAGAGAAAGAAACGTGGAAGACCTAAAGACCCGATAAAAGCATTGCATGAATCAATGGAAGAAAACAAAGAAGTGCTTGAAGCATTAAGTCATGGTCATCTTAAGAAGCGGGGGAGACCTAGAAAGATAAAGGAAAAGGTAAGTTAAGATGTGCCAAATAAACAAGATGAAAATAACCATAAAGTTTAAATAGTGGAAATGATTATTATATGTCATGGTGAACAAAATGAAGCGTATGACTTGCCAACATGGTATCTCACCTAAAAGTAAATGTAGAAAATGTCGTAGTGAATGGGAAAGAAAATATTCAAATAAAAGATATAATGATGACCAGATTTATAGAGAAAGAAGATTGGAACAAAATAGACGATATGGAATGGAACATAGAGATAAACAGAAAATGAGAAAGAAAAATTATTATGAACATAATAAAGAGAAACTTTTACAAAAAAGAAAAGAACGCTATATAAGAGAAAGATTAGAATTAATGAGAAAATGGAAAGAAACAAAGAAAAAATTAGTTGGTTTGCTTGGTGGAAAATGTCAACAATGTGGTTATAGTAAATGTTTCTCAGCTTTAGATTTTCACCATATCAATCCCGATGATAAAGAATGTAATGAAGAATGGGCTAGATATCCAGAAAAATTTATTCAAAAAATTAAGGATGGTAAGGTTCGATTGCTCTGCTCAAATTGCCATAGAGAAGTTCATCATCCAAATTATGGAGATAATTAATATGTGTGATATTTCATCTATGAAAATCCATAGAAGGTGTAAAACACTATTAGAACCAATATTATTATATGTTCAATGGAAACCAGATTTAATGGTTGGTATATGTAAGTCGTGTTGGGAGAGGATTCCACCAGACTTAACATGGGGAGACGACAAGATTCCTACTATGGAAGAGATTTTTGGTAGACGAATTAAAGAGGAGCAAGAAGCTACGGTTACGGAGTATCGTCTTAAAGATAAGAAAGGCGTAATTCAGAATGAGAGTGAAGAGGAAGACGTTGAGTAAAAGCCCATGAAGGTTTATATAGTAGAAAGAGAAATAGATAGGTAGGGAAAATAAAATGGCTGAAATCGTACATAATACTATTAGAGCTTCTTATCCAATTTGGATAGTGTGTGATAAGTGTAATGAGAGAGTCGAACTTGTTAGAGCACGTTCATGTATTGAAAAAGGGGAATACATAACAGTAATAGATATAAACCATAAATGTAAGGAAAAGGAGAAGGCTTCTACAATTAAGGATAAAAAAAGAATTATAGAGGGATGTTCACGTATATATGAGAAACCAAAAAGAGAACCACCAACACCATAGAAGGTTGAGTAAATGACTAATCTGGGATTTGAAATAAGAGAAACAATGTGTATTCATGCGGAATATTCACGTTCTGCTACAGATAAAGTAATAGAAATACTTTATAATGGAAAACTGATTCAGACTTACAAGATGAACGTGACCGCTCCGTTTGAACTTACCGAGAAAGACTTGATAGATTTACTATACAAAATCCACGGTGTAATAATAGGCAAAAAAGAGTGATGAATGATGAAAGCAGTTTTGATGTTTGGTGGACTTAAACAGTATATCGCCGTGAAACAGCCAATACCATCTAGACTTAAAATTTCAATAGGTGAACCATTAAGTAGTATGGAGTTGATTCACAACCCAGAAGCTACAGTAACTATGAAAATATTAGAGTTTGAGTTTACTGGTAAATGGGAAGCATGTCCAATATGCGGTGAAATGTTACCGATATACGAGGTAGTTTCTAATGAATAAAGAGGAAGAAATTTGGAAATGTGGGTTTGGAAGTCAATGTTCCAAAGTAAGCAGAATGGGTATAGAATGTTGTCCATGTGCATATCTTACCGTAACTCCTAAAGTTGCCTCAACTTTGCTTTATCTGGAAACTTGTCTGGTAGACCAATATGGAAGAGTGGAAGGTAGAAGGATGAACAATGAAGATTTGGAAATAATAGAGAAACTTGTAAAGGACAAGTTCATACATTTTGGACGTTTATCTTTTAAAGCTATAAAGAGATGGAGAGACGCTAATATTGGAAAACTTTATACTTACTACGTTAGATTTACTCCGCAAGCATGGCAATTAACTCATAGGTTTAGACGTGAAAGGTCTGAAAGGATGATTGGAAAACAAAACGCTGAGTTATTAGCAGAGATGAATAAAAATGGATAATAACAAACCAAGATTTAAAGTTGAAAAGGCTTTAAGGGATTCTATAGCTTCACAATTGCTTAATGATACAGTAGACTGTGTAATGCAGATACTAGAGGATGAAAAACAAGACTCTTTTGATGAAGGATATAATCAAGGTAAGATAGACGGTGAAAAAGAAGCTAAGTCTGGAGTTGGTAATTAATGGATAAACTAAAAGCTTTAGAAGAAATATTGAAGGTTCTTAAAGACACAGAGAATAATATAGAATCCATACTAAATGAACTATGGGATGAAGCTTATGAGAAAGGAAAAGAAGATGGTGATTCTGGGGGTTGGTAGGCATGGATAAACTGGAAAATAGTGAACAAATGGCAAAGGCGATAGTAGAACACTTGATGGAATGTAATGTAATAAGAATCTATGCAAAATTGAAACGTTATATTACGATGAATCCTTACATAACACAAGAAATGTTAGAGAAGTATGTTCGGGAATCAATCTTGAAGTATCTGTTGAAAGAGGAATTGGAATTGATAAAAGAATATTTCGATAAGGAACGTGAATAAAAATGGTGAAGATAGAGTTTAGACAGAAAAATCGTGATGGCACAGAAGCCATAGTGTACGACAACGAAGAGAACAAGTTGGAAGCCATAGTGTTTGTTGGTAAAGCACCGAGAATCAGCAAGATGTATGTTGTTCCTAAAGACAAGCTTAAAGAGGTTCTCCAGCAAATCTATGAATGTAAATCAATACTTAAATATGAGGAGAAGCCGAAACCATGAAACCAATTACAGAAAAAGAACTACTTAAACTACTCCTAAAATGTTCACGTCACGATATGCATCCTAAAGTTTGCAAGGACTGTAATCAATCTCATCACCATGTTATTTGTATCTATGATTTGTTAATGAGTTTGGATGGTGGGTTTAAACTTAACGAGAAATTTCAACAAATGCTGGCGGAGACGAAACATCCAATGAAAATCCTTGAGACAGCAATGAAGAAGCATGATACTGTACTCAGAAGACTTGGCAACGGAAGCAGAATCGTGAAGAAATGTAGGTATTGTGGTAGTGAAAACATATTAGTTTCTAAAGACCATGCAGACTACTGTATGGACTGTAGAAAGGTTCAGTAGGTGATGGAATAGATGCCACATTCAAGTAAGGGAATATTCAGTCTCAGAAATATCTGGAAAGCAATAAAGAAGTTGTTTAAACAATGAAAAAACTATATATATGTCCAGTTAGGGATAATTGTCCATATCATTATGATGCTTGCACAGACCCAACCAAATTCTGTAGAATAATAGAAGATACACCAGAACACTTCCAAAAGGAGATAAACAAACAGTGACACCGTTAAAAAGATGTGAGGGTTTCGGAGTAAAATTTAGCGAGACAGACGAGATTTGCAAGCAATGTGATGATGCTATGGAGTGTATGCAAGAATTTCTGGACGAACAATTCAAAATTGGTAGTGGACAAAGATTTCCCGTTGAGACCGCATTGAAGGTTAGAGAGAAGCCGCCAATCAGTATAATGTTTCCGAAGGTTGGAGACGACAACATAAGTTTTTCCATCTATTTTAACAAGGAATGGCTGAAGAAACAACTCTTCGGAGACCGAGATAACGATAAGAAGGAAGGTTAATGAAGATTAATCTGTGGATAGAACCAAAAGATGAGGAGCAATTCAGAGAAGACTTGAGAAAGTTCTTGAATGACCACGCTAAGAATTATGAAGAAACAATAGTCATAGATGGTAAGGCTGTAGTTCAAGAAACAAACGAATATAGTAAAGCTTGGTACTATAAAATCGAGAAGGAAGAAAAATGAAGTTTGTGATTGGTAGAAAAAGTAAAAGTATCGAAAAGAGCATGGATATTATTGATGACTACCTATATGACGAACATGGAAACGCTAAAGACCGAGAGTTTTACTTTACCATATTTCCTAGACCAGAAATAAATGATTACGCATTAAGCAAAAGGGTTGAAAGATAAAATGTCGAGAAAGAAAGAAATTCCATGGGAACGTTATTCTCATATACCAATCTTAGAGGGAAACAGAAGGTTGCAAAGACAATTGCTTGGTCTAAGATTACACTTCACGATTAAACATGACGGACAAAACGTTACTATTTGGCTGAGAAAAAAGAAATACTGCAAGAAGAAAACAGAGATAATAATTTCTAGTCACAACCAAGAAAACGCTTTCTCAGACATAGTGGCTTGTGTTCAAAAGACAGAAGAATACCAGAAGATTCTTGAACTCATAGCAGACAATCCAACTTTCAGAGTGGTTGCTGAAGAATGTGCTAAAGGAGCAAGCATCACGGGAATAAGGCAATATTCAAAGGCAACGTTAATCGTAGTTGACATCTTTGACACGGCAATAATGAACTACTTATCCTATACTCAAGTCTATCAATTCTGTTATCATTATCATATACCAATCGTTGAACTTTACGCTACGACAAGACACAGAACAATCAAGGACTTGATGAAGTTTTCACACCACGTTCTGGAATACTGTAATAAACCTAAATGTCAATGTCTTGATTGTGGTAAAATATTTGAAAACTAACCAAAAGATTTAAATACATGGTTAATAATTATAATACTCAAAGAGATGATTAAAAATGGGTTTGATATGCAATATATGCAATTTAGAAAAGTCACCCGAGGATTTTTATACTCTTTATAAATATGTAAAGAAAAATGGGGAAGAAAGTATTTATAAAAATCTTGTTTGTAAAAAATGTATTCCACTCATTAGAAGAGAAAGATACTATAATGATGAAGTTTATAGAACAAAGCGTTTATTGGAAAATAAACTTTGTAAAGAGAAAAAACGAGAAGAATATTTAAAGAAGAGAAGAGAATGGAGAGCAAGAAATAGGGATAAGATAAACAAAAAATTGAGAGATTTTCACGCTCAACATAAAAAGGAAAAATCGGAATATTATTTAAGGAAATTAAAATATAGTAAAGAATATGCAAAATCACATAGAAGAGAAAAAAACGTTTGGCAACAAGATTATCATGAGAAATTGAGAAGAGAACTCGTCCAAAAATTAGGTGGAAAATGTATTAGATGTGAAGAGAAAGATGTTGATGTATTAGAATTCGACCATATTGAGCCAATATTACAGAGAGAACGTTCATTTTATGGAGTAAAACTTCATCCAGAATTATATCAGCTTCTTTGTGCTAATTGTCATTGTAAAAAAACAAGAGAAGATATGAAGGTGATATTATGTCAAAAACAATAAAGAAATGTCCTTATTGTGGTAGTAAAAATATCTTCGAATACGGCAAGGATGAGGGCATGGTGATAAAGGCGTTCAATAAGGACGGAGAATACATCATGGCGAAAATAAAGCTGGATTTGCCACGCCCAATAGTTGAAAGGGTTAGAGAAGGACCGCCGAAACTTCCAGTGATTCCAGAGAGTGAGATTATGGGAGCGATAAGCCATGTGCAAGCAGACTTTGGACTCGATGGAACTCCGTCTCATGACATGCCACTTATTGCGAAAGCAATTGCAGAGGAATGTAGGAAACATTTCTATTCTAGCCGTGGAAATCTATTCACGTATTACCAAAAATATCTGGAGAATCGAAAATGATTAAAGATGAAGAGAAGTTCCAAGTTGGTGATTATATAGGATTCAATATTTTCGGGACAGATTTAAGAGGAACTGGAGAAGTTCTTGGAAAGGCATTAGAAGGTATTTGTCCCATGTGGATAGTATTAATAGATGAGAGACCTACAGATACAATGCGAAAAATAAAAGAGAAAGCACTTATAATTCAAGAGAACTTTATGACATTAATGGAGCGTAAAAAGTAAATGGAACTTGATAACATTAAAGTGAGTGCAACCGTGATAGTCATATCTAAAGACAATAAGGCTCTTATAGTGCAGAGACCACCAGACAAAGCATTTCCGAATCTGTGGACGGTTGCGGGTGGCAAGATTCAAGACACTGATGGAATATTGGAAAGTGAGGGGTTTCGTTATTATTCAGTAGAAGAATGTGCAAGTCGTGAACTTTGGGAAGAAACTGGAATTACTGTTGAACTTGAGAAACTGAAATATCTTTGCTCAATTACTACGATATGGGGAAAGACAAGGCGTATTATCTTAAGTTTCTATATTGTTCTGAACGTGAATGCTAAAGATATAGACATAAGATTAACTGAATGTCAAGCTTACAGATGGATACAAGAACATGAAATTCCACAATATGGATTCATTCCAGACATCGGTGGAGAAATCAGAGAAGTCTTCAAACGAATTAAGAAGTGAGACAAAAAAGATGAGTAAAACTATTATAGTTCTGATTATTCTAGCAATAATTATAGTGGGTTTCATTGGGTGGCAACTGTCTTTGCCTTTCAACACTCAAACATTTCACTACAAGCAGTTATACAACGAGATGAGTAAACCAGAATATCTTCAAAGTCTCAGAGAATTCTGTAAGAATGAACTTGGCGATTCTATTGACGGCTTGAACTATTCTCAGCTAGTAACTTGGGAACGCAAATATCTAACGTACACACGAAATGAATTCACCAGACGAGAAATGCCAATTGACATTCTAAACTCCTACATTACTGATGGAGTGGCTTTCGGTAGGTGTGGAGAGTTTGCTTTGCTCTATACGGGACTGTGCCTTGCTAATAACATTCCAGTTAGATTAATATTAGACGAATCAAGTTGGACAAACAAGAGCAAGACTGGCGGTGCTGGAGACCACGTTTGGAATCAGATATATGAGAATGACAGATGGATTACGGTAGACCCCACCGAGCAACGGTTCGATGACCCAAAAATGTATGTCCGAGACTGGAATAAGGAAGTCAATAACGTGGTAGCCGTCTGGAAGGATGCTTCTGGAAACATGGCTACTGAAGACGTTACGAAAGTCTACTGTGAGAAATAGTCCATAAAGGTTTATATAGTAGAAACGTTATGGTGAAGATAGGAGTATTATAAAGCGGTGTTGAGTGGAGTTAAGTCAAGTGGTGTGGAGATAAGTGGAGTAAACTAAAGTAAACCACAGAACCTACCCACCCATTTCCCGAATAAAAATCTGGAATGAGGTCTAAAAAATATGAGAGCTATTGAGACGGTAACAATCTTGGACAAATCTACTGGAGAACTTTTTTTAATCAGATGTGGAAGTTGTGGAAATCCGATTTACCATATAATTTTCTTTGGATGTTCCGTTGATTATTGCCCAATTTGCCACCGAGCAAAAGGCAAAATTCTACACAATAATTGAACCTTCCAAAAAGTCGCCTATGTGCGACCCCACTTTTTCTTCTATTTTGGAGAGGGGGGCAAGTGCTTACCCCTCTCTTACATTCTTTCAGTGGTTGCACTACTGAACAGCCGTTCAGTTTTTAGAACGGTCTTCCTTTGCTCAGTACACTATTTAAATGCTCATCGCTATTGAGCATTCCCTTTTCTGGAAACTTAACTGTTTTCTAGCTTTTTTTCGGTGGAAAGTGGTCACATATCGGCGGGTCAAATTTCACTGAGTTCTGAGGCGTTTCTGATATGGATTACTTGTTATATTGTGGCTTTCACCATGGTAAACAGAGACCACCATAACGCCTTTCTCATATGACTCACACCACACTACGGTTAGACCATTCCAGAAACTAGAATGATGTGGTTTCTTATTCCATGCCCTAGACTTGTCATTCTGATTAGAACGGTCAAATTTGGCAATTCCGTTCAGCAAGACCTCTTTCACTTCTTGTTCCGTGATGTTCTCCAGAGCCATCTTCTGTTTTGCATGTTGACTATAATACAAGCCATTTTCTACTAAAGTTTCCAATTGCATAACCATATCTACACGGTTCGACTATATAAACTTGGCATGGAGTTACAGACACGTTTCAGAATTTCGGAATAAAACCATTAAAGCTTAAATAGTGGAAGCATAAGGATATATAAGTGATGTAAGATGAGATTCAAATTTTACTTTCCTAGAATAACAGAATGTATTGTTGACGGATTAAAGATTAGAAGGCGTGTTTCACATGATATTTTTGTGAGATGTGACGGAATATTCGACATGGACAGTAAAGGAAGAGTAATATTCGTTTTTGGCAAAAGTCACACTTTCAAAAGCGTCATTGACACGATAAACCATGAAAGCCTACATTGGGTTCTGGACAAGATTGAGGGATATGACGTTTCTCAAGCATTTGATAAGATAATTGGTTTTGAATAAAAATGACAACAGAACAACGAAAAGAACAAATGAGAAAATATAATCGAGTATATCATCAAGAACATAAAGAACAACTTAAAGAATACCGTAAACAATGGTATAAAAACCATCCAGAATACTTTAGAGAATATAACAAGAAATGGCATAAAGAACATCCAGAACAATCTAAAGAATCTAAAAGAAAATATATTCGTAAACTTCACGATAGAGTTATTGATTTTCTTGGTGGAAAGTGTGTAAGTTGTGGAATAACCGATAAACGAGTATTACAAGTAAACCATATCAATAATGATGGAACAGAGGAAATCAAAAAGATTGGTACAAGACCATTTTATTTTGCTATTCTCCAGAATAAAAGACCGATTAATGATTTAGATGTTAGATGTGCCAATTGTAATATTCTCTATAGATGGAAAGATAAGAAAAGATAATTAAGGAATGATAAAAATGAGTAAGGATAAGGAGATATTCGGTTTAACCATAGCGTCTTTTCAATGTAATGCATTACAATATGATGAGAAAACCAGAACAATTCGTTTGCCTAACTTGTCATGGGTTAAACGTAAATTTGGATATTTACCAAAAGAAAGTGAACTTGCGGGTATAAAACATCTTTGTCAATCTTTCACGCATGAATTCCTACATTTTTGGCTACATGAAAACATAGGTTATGGAGCCATGTATGAATGGGATAATATAGACAAAAACAGAGAAAACACGGAATATTTAATATCCTCTATAGGAAGTCTCTAAATGAGTAATTTCATAGATTCATGGTATATCGTAAAACGAATACAAGATAGAGGCAAAATCTTCAATGTGTTTCACAGAAGATTCTTTCACAGATTAATCTGTCCATATCTGGAAATCACACTGTATAGGTTGTGGAAAAATGGCTCTAAAGTGTTGTGACAAATGCGGAAAACAAGTTTCTACGGATAAAATACGTCTGTATCGGAATATAGAAGGGAAAAGAATGTCCATATCGTGGATTTGCGAAAGTTGCTGGAGAAAAGAAGAAAAGAATCGGAAAAACACCATAAAACTTTAAATAGGTCGAAATGGTGAATAGGGTAAGGTCGAAAAAATGTCAAGAATCTTTAAAGTGAATGAAAACATAGAAATTGTCTGTGACTCTGTAGGCACAAGATACGGTTTTAGGCATGATGCAAGACTGTTCGTTAACGGATATGAGAAAGAAAAAGCGAAATGTTGTTACTATAATCGGACATGGGAAAGATTTGCATTTGAATCTGTCGTACTAAAACTGTTAGAACAAACAGAGCTTTTGACTGAATCTGAAAAAGAACAGTTTAAATCTACTCTTAGAGGTTGAAAAACATGAAGATACAAGAACTGAAAGAAAAACTGAAGTCTGAAATAAAACCGTCTGATTCATGGTTACAGAATCAATTTCCAGCTAATCCAAACGAAAGATATTCGAAACTAACATATAACAACTTCCAGAACATAGAAGACTGTTTCGGTAAAGAAGCAAGTAATGAACTAAAAGCTTTTCTTGCTAAAAATCCTACGAAAGCGGTAGTTGTGGCTGAACTCACAAAGAAGGGAAATGTAAAAAAGAGACCGAGACTATTTACAGATTTGGGTTCTGGTTATTGTCATTGGGCAACATACTACGGACAATATGAACTATTTGCTTGTGCTACGCATATGGAAGGATTCATAGAAGTTTTCCAGAACATGGGAGAGAACTAAAATGTCTGTAAAAAATGACATAGTTGAAAAGATAATGCGGTATGAAGATGGAAGAATGTCGAAAGAAGAAGTTCTGGAATTCTTTGCGGAATTAATAAAAGACGGAACATGTTGGCATTTACAGGGGTCCTATGGTCGTACTGCAAGAGATTTCATAGAGTCTGGATTTGTTGACTCAAACGGAAATATCTTACGTAGATATGGAGAGGAAGAGGGTTAACATGCCACCAATAAAAAACCTAATCATTGAGACATTGAAAGTAAAACTAACAGATGCACAGATAGAGGAAATAGAAGAGTCTGTTAGACAAGATATTTTTCACAGTACGTTAGATTGGCAAACTAGAAGCCAACTGAAAAGAGGAATTAGAGAAGCTTATCAGCTTCTCAAAAAATGTGGAAGTTTTCCAGAACATAAAGAACTTTCGGAAAATACTCATGAAGACTTAAATACTAGAAAACGAGATAAGAGGTAAGGTTGAAAAACATGCGAATAAGCAATATTAAACCACAAGATAAGACCGCTCATTTAGAACAAGAAATTGAGAGAGTTTTCCGAGACGTAATGAATGTCCAAATAAGTCGCATTGGTTCACAGCTTAGTCTCCAATTCAGACTTTTAGAACTTAAGCCAAACAGAAGTCAATACGACTTATCAGAGAATTGGTATGTCGTTGAAAGAAGAGGGATATTCTATCCAAACAGTACACAGAAAAGACTAATCGCTAAGAATATTGCTCTAGGATGTGAAAATCCAATTAATAGAGCTAAGTTTCTGCAAGAAGAGGATTGGATTCTGGTAAACAAGACTCTGAATCGGATTTGTGACAAACTAGGAATATCTGCAACTATAAGAAGTTCTCTAATCAAAATCCGAGACGGAAAACAGAACGTGTGGCTCTCAAACTATCTGGAGTTGCTGAAAGACATAGTAGAAGTGAAAGGTGAAGACTACACCTACAGTAAAGCACTTAGGAAGACTATAGACGAATCTAAGATAGAAGACAAATACAAATTTGAAAGCGTCTTCTTGACTGAACCGTTTGAGGTTGACGAAAACACACGGATAACACAGAAGATATTCACAGACTATGACGAATTGGATGCTTTAGCGAAAACTCATGGTTACATTGATAAAGGCAATACATCCGAATATTGTGGATGGATAGCCACTATGGGAGACGAATTCCATAATCCGATAAGTATGCTTAGAGAGGCTATGCAGAAACTTAGAGACACACAAAAGAAACATGGAGACGCAATAATGGGTTTCTGTCAAACGGGAAACTTCAGCATTGGCTATACGGTCTACACTAAGACACAAAAATCCGAAATTGAACTTACGACAAAACGTGTGCAAAGAGCTTATGAACTAGAAAAAGCTGGAGAAAAAGAGGAATTCCATTATCGTAATTCTCAGCCAGAAGTGGAGAAATAAACATGCATCATACTATAGATAGAATAAGCGGAAAACCAGAAGACTATGTTATCTGTCAAGTATGCGGTTCATGGAATTGGTATGAAAACGAAAATTGTGTAAACTGTGATGTTCATTTAGATGGGAAATGTAGAAAAGCTACAGAGGAAGACGCTAAAAAGCTTGAGAGAACCTTTGACAAATATGATGTGAATGAAAGTATCGAATTGGATGTGTGAATATGCAGAAAGAACCTAGTAAGCTGGAATGCTTAGAAGCATATATAGAATACAACAAAAACAACTATTCAGCCTACACTAAAGTAGAAACAGCCAAGATTCTGATTGAGAGAGAACGGATAGCCATAAGAAAAGAAACAATGCTTAGACCTTCACATGAAGTTGTCTTAGAGGTTCACTTACCAGAAAAGGTTGACACTCCTAGAAAACTTAGAAATTATTTCCTAAAGCATTTCGGAATAGACATAGGAATAGAGGAAGACAATGAAGACAGTTACGAGAAACTGTTTTACAATGCAGACTTAAGAAGCTGGATGGGAGACGTTTGGGATTTATACGAGAATCCAATACGGATATGCTTCTTACCGAAATACTTCCTAGACTACAGAGACTATAAGGAATTTGAGGAAATAGACCTTAGTGGAAGCTACAGTAAAACATGGAGACAGATAGTTAGACAGAGTGACATACTAGACACGACTTCCGAGAAAATAGTGAGTGAGGCTCTAGGAAAACCAATTAGGAAGTGATTGAAATGGCAAAAAACATGACTGATAAAGACCTTAAGAAACGGTATTTAGACCTTTACAGCCAAATCTATCAAGTCAAATGCTTTAGTGCAAAAGACGTTACAGAACTAAACGACATTGAAACCGAATTGATAGAAAGAGGTTACGACATAACTGAAAACACAAAAATCGTGAAATGGAAAAACAATAAATAGGAGATGAGAAAATGGTAACTCTGATTAGGAGATATTCGACAAAGGACGGACACTTACTTAAGAGACCAACAAAAACGTCTCTGTTCCGCTTTTTACACGACAACCAGATAGCTGATTCGCCTAGACTGAAGACACCAAAAACAAAAGACGAAAATTTTCCATGTGACGAATGCACAGAACCTTTACCGTGTGACGCTGAAAACTTAGAACAATGCAAAAAGAAAAGAGGCGTAGAAGAGGAATAAAAATGAAGTGTAGAGCTTGTGGAGTAAGAATTATCATTTTTTCAGATGGTTGGACTCCACATGTGTTAGAGATTCCTAGTTATGGTTATACTGAATATCACAGATGTAAAGCTCTAGGCATTAATGCGAAAATGCTTCCCAAATCAGTCTGCAAACAATTCGGAATAGAACCAGAGGAATAGAAACATGAGCATGAAAATAGAACATGATAGAAATGGTGACTACTCAATCAAACTTGCTGGAATGCGAAAACGGTTTACAGCTAAAACCACTGAAGAATTAACGCTTGCCATAGAACATTATTTTGGCAAAACTGCACATTTCACTAGAGAAAACAATTGGAAGGGTTTAACAGACTGTCCACTATGCAGAAAATATGAGGAATAGAAAAATGGAAGATTTGTTACCAAATCAAGAAGAAAAATGTCCTAGATGTCATGGAGTTAGTTATTGGTTTGCAACTTCAGAAACCGATGAGCCTATTTATTTCTGTAATCGCTGTAAACGTCAATTTAAGATTGATAGAAAACAACAAATGAGGCTGAGTAAATGAAAGCTGAAAAAATGAAAATGAAGACTGAAACATTGAAATATGGAACGTGTCAACATTGTAACCGTCTAGTCGAATCAACAAGAAATGCCATAATTGTATGTCTCCAAGAAGGTGATAGAAATGAAGTTTAAAAACTTGATGGGGATATTCGGGTTACTGTTTGCTCTATGGGGTTTCTTGTGGATAGTCTTAATGCCTAATTACACATATTCTTTCGTTGAATATACCACGCTTAGAGATGAGACCGTAACAACAATCGTAAGAAGTCTCAACATGCCATACGCTTTTGCATTGATAGTCATTGGCGTTCTTTTCGCCATTGTTGGGCTGTTCATTCCAGAAAACATTGTAATAGCCTCAGAAGACTAATCTTCCTCTTTTTCTTTTCGTAATTTCTCCATAAAAGCTTATATACTTGATTGTGTACTGTATTATTGCACACAAGTTAGAGAAAGGCTGTACCAGAAAGAAGGACTGTACCAGAAAACCTTTCTCCCATAGCATAAAACTCTATTGTGTGTGAGTGGCTATGGACTAAAGATTCGGTTTGGGGAGACCGTTAATACTCCCCTCTCTTTCTCATATTGACCTAATTCTTTCTCATGTCGTTCCCTATATCTTTTATTCGCTTGTTTTCTTCTTTCTTTGAAATTTCCTTCATAGATTGTTTTTCTCTCGTAAATTCCTTTCGGCATTGTGTTTACACCATAAAGACTTATATAGGAGTATGCTATAGTATTCTATTAAGAGTACGTCTGGATAGGAACGTAAGCCGAATCCAGCAAAGACACCACTACCATACTAAGAAGCCAAACAATAGGCAAACAGCGACAATTAATAATTTAAAAGGATATTTGATATTTGCAGAGAAAGAGGGGAAAGATGCTCTCAATGTCATGCATATCTCTAAATAAGTCTCCCACCTAGAAAGAGCAACATTACTTTTTATAAGGCTCAAAAAAAACTAACTTTCCTCTAGGATTACCCTTATCAAAGTTTCTGGAATCCTTACTAAACTCTGAAAAAAATGTTAAGAAAATCAACTAAAAACATAATGGAAAAACCGTTTCATAAAATTGAAATACTTATAAGCCAATTCAATCCTATGAAAAGCTGTTTCAGAAACCAAAATTGGAAACCCAAAAAAAGTCGCCTATGTGCAACCTCTCCCCTCTCTAGTTTAACTTTCAGTTTAACTTTGGCTGGTTAAACTGAATAGAGACATATGACAGTTTAACCGTTGAATGTCATGATTTGGTTTAACTCAGATTTTCTACAATTCCATGAATTTTTATCGTTGTTCCCATTGTACTAAATTCGATTATATTATTCGGTTTTTTATTTTGGTGTTTTCGTGATGCTTTTATGAAAAGAACCTTTTTAAAGTCTGATTTTCGATATTTGGGCTTTTTCTGGAGTCGTTCATTATGGAAGGAACATTCAACGGAAATAACCTCTTTTCGCTTAAAGTCAACGATTATGAGGTCTGGAATCGGTCTAACCTCAAATATCTGCATGTCTTCTGAATGTCCTAGTTTAAAGATTCTTTTTGTCTTTTCGATTAATTTCTGATGTTCTCTTATTTTCTTTTGGAATATAGACACTTTTCTATCATCTCCCTATTTCTCGTTAAGTTTTCTAGCGTAGACCTAGACAGCAACAGAGACCGAAAGCCTAGTTTCTAGGTCTTCCATATTCAGAAACAATGATAGAAACATGACTACTTAAAGGCTTATGGTCTTTTTCCGAAAGCCTTTTCCATGACTATATAAGAATCCATGACTATAGGTTTAACTCTCTCTTGCCCGCCAAATTCTCCATGATTATTTAAAGCATAGAGAATTTTAGGTTTAACTTTAGATAATAATGAAAAATGTAACATATCATGTTTACCATGCTTTTAACATTCACGACATGATATGTATGCTTAAGTAGTGGTTTTCCCATGTACCCATAAGGAAAAAAAAACTACCATGACAACGAGAAAAGAAAAGAATGCGATAACGCTTAACCGTCTCTTGTGCGGTTTAAGGTTATGAATGCGGTCTTTTCTTGTTAGAGCTTTCGGAAATGCCTTAACAAAAGCATACACAGATAAGACATAAGTTTCAATCCTTTTTTTGTTTGATAGAGTTAGAGCAGAAACTCTAACTCCAAATTAATAAAAAAGAAGGTATGAAAAATGAAGGTGTTATTTGGTAACTCAGCTAATAGAAAAGAAGACTATTCAGCTATAGAGATAAGAGACTGTGAAGCATACGGAAAATTTGAACCGTTAACACAGTCAATCATTCTTAATTTGCCAAAAGATATGATAGAGAATGAGACCGTAAAAGCCTATAGTAACGAAAGAAAAACTTTAGAGTTTTACGACATGTTAACCTTAACGCTAGAGCTATTAGACCATGAGACGCTACATAAGATAATAGCTGATATAGAAGGAATTTTAACCTCAGCAAAATTGGATAACACAAACATAGAAGAACTAGAAGATAACCTCTTTAATAATGAACCCTTAAGAGGTAATGAAGAATGAACAATGAGAATCTTAAAGCCTATTACGAATTACAAGAACGTCTTAAGCAATACGAAAAAGAAGACAGAGAAAAGAAAAGGCTAAAGGCAAAAACCTTAAGGCTATTGCGAAAGAAACGAAAGCTGGAGAGACAGCTAAAAGCAACAGAAAAGGAATATGTAGACTTGCTTTATAACGATAAGGTCTTTTCCTATTTCGAAAGACGTAGATTCTTAGAGAAACATAATAAAGAAGGTGATTGAATGCCAACATGTGAAATATGCGGAAAAGAAACAAGTAGCGTTAAGCTCTCCAGAATTAGCCTAACGACTTATGGCAATACCTCACAAGTCGAAAGGTTAATGTGTAAGTCATGCAGAGACCTAGAGAAAAAGGGTTTACTCTAAAGAGGTTTTGAGAATGTCGAAATATGACTTAGAAAAGCCTAAACGCTACAGAGTAAAAGCGAAACATGGAATAAACACAGAAAAGAGTAACTCAGTAAACTTAAGCCATATGAAACTAAAAGAAATATACGCTCTGTTTCACTATAAAAATCTTGTCCGTTCTACAGTGAAATAAAACGGAAAAGACTTTTAACTGTCAAACATATAATAGTCTATCATGTTTGACAGAAAAACCTATCAGAGAAAATGGAGACAAGAACATCCAAAACAAAAGAGAGAATATGATAGAAAATACCGTGAAAGACATATAGGACTATATCAAAAACATAAAGAGAAAATCAAATTCGAAAGGCAAAATATGAGACGTAAAGTTTTTGAACATTTAGGAAATAAATGTGTTTCTTGTGGTGAATCTGATTTTAGATGTCTACAGATAGACCACGTTCACGGACACGGAGTTAAAGAGATTAGAAAACTATGCGGAAACAGTAAAGCCTATTACGACAAAATTCTTAACGATACTAACGGAAACTATCAATTGCTCTGTGCAAATTGTAATTGGAAAAAACGATACGATAATAAGGAATATTCGAAATATCCTTAAAAATCTACAATTCTAATTTTTCTTAGAATTGAACAAGTTTTATTCTTCTTAGAACGGAAAAAGTAAAAAAAGAAGTGTTGAAAAATGAACAGAAAAATAATAGTGTTGGGTTTAACAATATGCGTTATTGGCATTCTGCTTTATAACGCATATGAAACCATAACGATAAGGCGGAGAGGTGGAAATAATCCAGATGGAACAACTTACCATTATTCAACATATGAGACAGTATATCCATATCGTTACAATAGCTTAATAGTTGTTCTTTTGGGTATTGTAACTTTCCTTATCGGTTTGGCAATTCCTAAAAGGAAAGTGTGAAAAATGGATAATCAAGATTTAGGTAAACTGTACCTAATAGCCTTACTGAAACGTGAAGGAAAAACAGAAATAGAAATAAGCAAAATCTTAAAGGATGTGTGAATATGGAAGATAAAGACCTTAGACAAGAACATGAAGCTTATCTTAAAGTTATGGAAGGATACAGAAATTTTGACAAGACCGTTAAATGTTTACACAGAAAAGCTAAGACTCAAACAGCGTTTAAACAGCTAGAAGACAGTAACTTAGAAATAGCTGAAGTGATGTGCTTAGAGTGTCAACAGTTTATAGGTTTTGTCTACAGAAAAATAAAGACTGTACGACAAGAAAAGATAATTGCTAAGTTTCTAGTTTACGCTGTAGACAAGAACGAATATACAACAGAAAAACGGAGAGTCTAAAGAATGACTTACCTTAAATTCTACGGATACGAAAAAGAAAAATTCCCTAACCAAAACAAGACGCATATACCAGATAAGAACGTTTCAAAATTCGCTCAGAAAATAGCTAAACACTTTAAAGTTTCTCTAAGAGCAGTAAGACTAAGATGTTATAGAAATAGCGGAATTGCTCATTGTGGAATATGCGAAATAGGTTTAAGCCATAATCCAACAGTCTTGTTAATCATTCATGAGATAGGACACTTATTCACATACCAAAAACTGAATGAAGCTAAACATAACAAGAACTTAATGCTTTTCATAAAGAGAGCATGTAGATATGCAGAAAAAATGGGATATTGGAGTTTAGAAGCTTCTGAAACTGAAAAATTTGAGCGGAAAAAGCCTAAACAATTCCTAGTTTATAGTAAGTGTCCAAATTGCGGTTTTGTGAATGATTGGGTAATGCCAAAAGAACACAGAGCATTTTATAAGACTCACTATGCGGTTAATACGGTTCACGATATGACTTGTTCACAATGCAGAGTAAGAACGAAACACACGATAACACAACAGAAACTTATCACTTTCGAAAATAGATTAGCTGAACAGCTAGAGAGACGTAGAAACTTCAGCAACTACGCTTTAATGATTATTCCAGAAACAGAAAAGGCTTTAGCTATTCCAGAAACTAAAGCAATAACGGTCTATAAAATACCTCTAGGATGTGTCTAAAACATGGAAAATATACGGATAAGCAATAAAGATACTGCTTTAGCTTTTGTTTCACCTTACAACAAAACCACCATATTTCTCAATATTCCAAAACATCTTTTCCTAGATTCAGAAACAATAAAAGTATATCATATGAGAGAGAAACAATGGGTAAAGAAAAAATTGATAAATGAGATTTTTTCACTATTAGAACATGAATCTTTACACATTGTCTTAGACAAAACCGTAAGTGCAGAAGCTAGCGAAAAACTAGACAATCCTATTGATAATGAAACTTTAGAAACTATACTATATCGTGAACAATGGCTAAATTATGAGGTTTAAGAATATGACAGAAGATAACTATAAACTAGAGTTTAGGACCGCACAGAGACGGACAACTTTAACCTTTATTAATCCTAAAGTTTCAACGGACACGATTTTCATAAACGATAATGCACTAGAAGAAAATCTTTATCTTTTCGAAAAATATATAGAGGAATTGCTAGAGCATGAGAGTATCCATCTAGCCATTTTATACGCTGTTGGAAAGAGTGAGAGCAGAGCATATGATAAGATGTATATGTTTATGGACCGTGTTTTAGTAATAATGAGGTCTCAAAATGACAAGAAACAAGAAACTCAGAAAATATAAGAAACATCTATCAAGTAAAAAGTTTAAGCTTCTGATAGAGGTTTTGCTGATAGATGTAGAAAAACCTACAGTGTCTTTTAAGTCACTGTCAAAAGTAGAAACGATAAGAATAAAACAATAATGGAGAGTGATAAGAGAATGAAGATAGAAAAGGTTAAGATATTCCTAAAGTCTAAACATTGTTTTGTCTATACGGACAAACAGAGTTTTGAGGTAGCTTTCGAAAAAGTCGAAATAATCGAATAAAACAAAATGGGAGAGTGAAAAGAAAAATGGAAATAGACAACAGAGAGCAATACCTAATAATAGGTTGTCTTAATACGGTTAGGTTGTTAGCTGAAAAGAACGTACAAGATTTAGAACAAGAACAACATAAGAGACCGTTAAGGGAATTTGAGAGATTAGCCTTATTAAGACTCAAAAGTGAAGTAGAAGACATAAAGAAACTACATGATAAAATAGTTTGTGGAAGGTGAAAAAGAGAATGAATAAAACACAGAAAAGAATATTGGAGAGACTGTTTAAACGGTCTCTGAAAGACCTAGAGAAACTTAGTGTTTTCGCAAAATCCAAAACTGAAAAGGCTTTAGCGAATAGACTTCTTAAGCTGTTCTATAAGAAACAGAGAAACTATAAGGTTAGTTATTGGTTAGCTGAACCTTATAGTTTTGGAGAGCTTAGGGAAGAAACAACGATAAGAGCTTTTAGCCTAAACCATGCAATACACATAACGCTTAATGAACAGATAAGACCAATAATGCGGAAATATTGCGATATACAAGACAATACCATAACCTACATAAAGAGTTATGACAGAAACGATTTCTCAGAGAATTATCTATCTGAATCTTTCGTTGTGGAAGACCTAGAAGACCTTAAGGATATTTGCATGACAGCTAATGCTTTAATCCTAGTGCATAGAACAAACCGTAAGAATCCTTACTATACTAGATTGTGGAAGACCTTAAGACAAAACAAGAATCCAATAATAAAGAAGGCTTAAAGCATGGAAAAAGCAAAATGTAAAACATGTTATCCAATATTCGGAAATTGTCCATTTTTCTTATGGATTCAAAAATGTAAACCAAAAGAAAAGAAGGTGATATGAATGTTTACGAAACAACACTATATAGCTATTGCAAAAATGGTTAGTGATGTAAAAACTGAACATGGAGATAACATAACGCTACAGCAATTAGAATATAAACTTAGAGAATATTTCTCAGAAGACAATCCCAATTTTGATAGAGTAAGATTCTCTGAAGCATGTAAATCTAGGATGTGAAACAATGAAACAATTAACTAGGGAAGGAATAATAGAACTAAAGAGACAATATGAAGAAAAGTGCAGAGCATGTTATAAGAGACATAAAGGTAAAACCTTTAACTGTAGAACGTGCTACTTAAGATTAATGCAAGAAGACTTAAACAAAATACCAAAAACACCAATAAGAAGGTATAGATAAATGACACAAATAAAAATCTATATTCCTTCAGTCTTTCGACACTCTAAAGCAGTAAACGACTTCATAAACACAATGCTTAAAGAGTTTAACGGTTTGACTGTCTACGATTGTTTAGGATATTGGGTTAATCCAGAAAATCAAATAGAAACAGAGACCGTTAAAGTCTATGAATTCTTAACGCTATATTCAAACATGGAAGATATAGACTCTATAGTTTCTACTGAATGCAAAAAGCTTAAGCTGTTGCTGAACCAAAACAGCGTTTTGTATGCTATAGACAATAAACCCTTTTTCGTTTAGAAGGTGAAATAATGACAGAATGCGAAACTTGTAAACTGAAAAGCAATTGCACACAAACCGATAAAGACTTATGCATAGACTTTTTTTTCAATCATGTAAAAACTAGGATGGTGATAACGTGAAAAGAGAAAAAGAAAAACCTTTAAAATTTGGATTCTGTTTTAACTGTGATGAGCATAGAATCTTAAACGAAAATAATTTATGCTCTGAGTGTACTGAACAAAAGGACCAAAAAGAATATTCCGAAAAAGAAGGTTTAGCTGAGACAGTCTTAAACGAATTAGCTAAGACACACAACGACTTTAAGACAGTACAAGACAGAAAATATACAGTCTACACAATATTTCGTTATCACAACACACCTTTTAAGGTTGAAAAGATGGTAGGTTCAAATCAAGTCTTACTTTATGACAATGAAGACAAGACCATATATGACAGTGATAATGAGACGCAAGAACAGAGAAACGACTTTAGAAGGTGGCTAGAGAAACAGATTATTTGTTTACTGTTGTGTGTCTTACCTAATGGTTTAAACGACACAATAGGAACATAAAGAAGGTGAACACATGGGAAAAATAAGAATTATAGACAAGAAACAGAAAAGAGAATTGATAGCTAAAGCCCATTTTTGGTTTGGTTCAACAGAAGACATATTTAGAGACGGTCTAATAATTGAGCATGACACAGAGAGAGCTTTAACTTACGTCTTTAAGCCTATTCCCTAAACAATGTTAAGGCATTTCCGAAAGTTCTATCTTTTTCTATATTCGGTTTTGTTTCGCCGTAAAATCATTTTAAGGGTAAGAAGACCGAAAATAACGACTTGTTTTAAGCTTCTTTTGCCAAATAAAGCCCAATAATTATAGGTTCAACCAATCGCTTAATATTCGGACACCATGAAAAGCATGGATAAAAACCGAAATAGAAACGTAAGCCTTTTCTTGTGGTCTCTGCATTTAGTCTAAGTTTCTATCTAAGTTTCTGTCTCTGTCTTTCCGCTCTGTTTGGTCTAGGCTAAACACTCAAACACTAGAGGTCTTACTATACTATCACAACACACAAGACCGAGACGTTAACGCTTAGACAACAGAGACGGATAACGCTTTAGTTTCACTGTCATTCTAGGCTTACGGTCTAGTATCTGGACAACAGAGACCGTATAGACCGAGACCGTATAGACTAGACCTCTATACTATCAACATATCACTACATATTCATTAAGCCTCTAAACATATTACCCAATAGACACACACCACCATTAACTAGCTTACCATATGGTTCAATAGTGTTATGCGTCTCTGTTGTCATGGATGTTAATAGGTTATTACTATTGTTATATAACTATTGTCATAACAAGCCACTGCATACCCTAATGTCTACCACTCCACCACCCATTAAGAAATAGACCATAACAACGTTAAAACGTATAGGTGTCGTATGTTGGACGGGCAGTTTGGGTGGATGGTGGGTCTATGTGGTGCTGGAACGTAGTGGATTATTCTAAGTTATTCTGTGGGATTCGGCGTTCTTCTCAGTTATACATTTGCTATTCTATGGTATTATGATAAGATAGTAGGTCGTTCTGGTTGTCCAAGATATAAAAACAGAAGGTGTATATGAGGGGTATGTACTATTGATTAATAATAAAAAAAACCAGAGAGGACGTTACTACTCCCCCCATATACACGTATCGTTTTTAAATGTTTGTGGTTATGCGTTTGTGGCAATAAACACTGAATATTGACAAAAGTGTATTGTCGCCACTGAGAGATAGAGAGAAGAGAATGTTTTCACAGTTCGGTGAAACTATATAAATAGGAGTGAAAGTTACTCCACTGTGGCGGTGGAGAGAAAGAAAAATAGGTTAAGTCGCTTAAACGGTTGGAATGATGTATGTTATGATGACAGTGACTTTTCCTTGGCTACTAACTTCGCTTGCGAGACCCCTTATTTCTACTGGACCATAAGATAGTCGTCTAAGACGAATTTCATCAACGATTTCTTGAGACGTTCCAACGAGAATTTCAATCGTGTTGCCCTTGCTGTCTTCACTGCAATGTGATACATAACTTGCTACAGCCATTTTAATTCACGTTTATACAATGGAGAAACATTGTTAAAAGCTTTTTGTCAAGGCAACGTTTATATATGCCGTTTGCACTAGGTATTAAATGCGGAGATAGTTCAAAAGTCCAGAACGGTTGGCATCCCGCCAACAGATGACAGACAACGGAATCTAGTCTCTCCGCACCAAAAAGTGATTGACTTGACGACTGAACAATTGAGGGAACTTCGAGAGAAACTTGAGAAGTGTTGGTGTAAAGAAACAATTTGGCATAAAAATACTTGGAATCCAGACAAACTTTCTAAGGGTCAATGTTACGTTACCGCATTACTAATTCAAAATATTTTGGGTGGAAGAATTTTTCATGGTACTGTTGAGAATGAAAATCATTACTGGAATGAACTTCCAGACGGGACAGAAGTAGATTTGACTTCAGACCAATTTGACGATGGAGACGGAATTCATGTTCATCTAAAACATTTCTTTTTGAGTGTTGTCACTCCTAATAAAAGAAACAAACGTTACTTAATATTGAAGGAGAAATATCTTGCCGTCAATAAGTAAAAGGACAGAACCATGTTTCGTCTGTGGAAAACAAGGTAAATATGGCGTGTTCGGAAGATATTACTGTGAAGAATGTTATGCTAAACGTCCCCACCGTGGTCATGGAAGCGGCGGCATGATTGCACTTTCAGAAGAGGAACTCCAATATGAACTCAACAAGGACATTTCATACCACGGCAAACCGTATTTTTTGAAAGTTCCTAAAGGACACAAAGTTTTTGCTAGTCTGTTTCTTTCACATTATCCAGAGAGTAAAGGCATAGTTGGAAGAAGCATAAACTATCTGATTCTATACGGAAATAGAATAGTTGGAATAATAGGACTGATGAATCCGCCTTACGCCATAGAATCAATAGACGACTATTTTGGAATAAACAAAGACAATCGTAATGCCAAAAACTTAGAGATAGCAAATAATCATGTGTTCAGACTGGTAAGCAACGAACCTAACCTTGCAAGCCGATGTTTGCGACTGTTAAGAAAGGTTGGAGTCAAGGATTGGCAAGACAAATACGGCGTGGTTCTGAAAGGTCTACTCACGTTTGTTGAGCCGCCGAGAAACGGAATTTGTTATTTGGCTGACAACTGGAAATATCTTGGCATGACTAAAGGTTTCGGGACTACTCAACGTTCAAACAGATGGGAAAATAGAAAGTGGGTTAAGAAGTCTAAAAAACATATATTTGTTATCAAACTGGTCGTAGGTGTTCAATAAAAATGAACATATTGGAGTTTATTGAACACTGTAAGAAGTGTCCGAGACGAAGTAAATGTCATTTCATGGGTTGTATATTGGATGAAAGGTAACATAGGTATCGGAATAATCGTCAAATGTCAACGATGTGGCAAGTTGGGCGATGACCGTGACATTTCAACCATATTATTTCCAGATGGAAGCGAGAAAACTCTATGTGAAGAATGTTTCCAAAAGGAGACTAAACAGAAATGAAATGGGGATATATTGGAAGAAAACAAAGAAAGAGAGTTTTAGAGAGGGATGAACATAAATGTTTTATTTGTTGGCGAAAATATCAATTGACAATCCATCATCATTATGATTTTACTGGAAAGATTCTTCCTAAACGTGAAAATGTTTTATGTAATCTACCATACCATGAACCAAGAGATTGTGATTTAGTTACACTGTGTAAAGTTTGTCATGGAAAAATCCAAGTTTGTGAGAAGGGAAGTCCTCTATATAGATTAGTTACTGAATATCTTGCCAACTTGAGTTTAAAGGAGAACCAAAAATGACTTGTATCAAATGTTTGATTCCCTATCTAGTATTCAAGATTGTTCCATTTGATTTTGGTTATTGGGTTGCCACTGAGATTTTCGTAAAACTCCATAATGGAAAAGATTCGTGTATTGGATGAGAAAGCCAACCGAGACTGAACTTGGAATTTACTATGGTCACGAACTCTATGCTAGACTGAACGGGAAAGAAACGTGTATGTGTGAACAATGCTCCGAGATTAGACCAAAGATTGAGTATATGCTCTGGAAACAAAACCAAAAGGTTTAAATAGGAGATTGTATATTATATTTAGTACCGATACCGAACCTTACCACGGCAAACCATGTTGCTCTGGAGAGAGGGTGCTACTCTCATGGAAGGTCTTTGAACGAAGACTGGGAGTGTGCAATACTGTTCCAATGTTCATGGAATAAGCAATCGGGTCGGCAACTCTTTTTATTTGTAACAAACTTTATATATCGGATTTTACATAGTGTTTCTTAGCGAACTAGAAAAACACTGGATGGCAACTTCAAGTGTGGTTGCCACCACGTTGTTTGCTATTTTCTCGAAACCTTTATTAGTCGCCTAGACCATATCATGTTTTAGTCCGTAAGGAGCAACCCGAAAGGGTGGGATACGCTCCCCAAGGCTATTAATGGCGGAAGCCATCCGAAAGAAAGAATGAAAGAAGGTGATGGATACGAAAAAGAACGATTCGGTCTTGATGCAGAAACGCCTAATTTTGGAGTATGTAGACGAAAAAGGAAACTATACAAAGTCTGAAGGTAGAGAAATTGAACAACTCGGATTCTACATTCGTATGATGCACACAGATTTTATTCCATGTGAATGTTGCCAAAGACGTTTAATAAAAGAAATGATGAAATCAAAACAGTGGAGTATAGGAAACAAAGAAACCGAACCACCAGTGGAACTTTGGAGAAAATTTGAAATTGAAGATAGTTCTTGGAAAGAATTGGAGAAACGTAAGGCAACAAAAGAAGACAAAGAAAGACTAGGCGATTTCGGCATAACAACCTATGAATAAACCATAACACTTAAATATCTCTTTTCCATATTTCTTTACAGTGATTAAAATGAGAAAACGTATTTCAGACGAATTTGAAATAAGGATTGGTGAAGATTGGAGAACACGGTCTGGCTTCATTTGTGATTCTAAAAGAAAAGGTGCAAAACTTCCAGAACCTTTTGAAGACCATAGAATAGACAATTGGATTATAGGAGAATTTCAGTTAAAGCATTTCAATAATTATCGTGTAAAAGTAACAGTAACTCTACTTGAGAAGAAGGAGAAAACATGAGTTGGACTTGTCCTAATTGTGGAGCAAATGTTTGTGACTGTAGCAAATCATGTCCCAAATGCAGAACTCCTAAACCAGTGAGTTGATATTATGTTAAGATGGAAATGTGAATGTGGCGAAACAAACTGTTCATGCCGCCGAACTTGCAAGAAATGTAATAAACATAGACCAGAACATCCAGAATGGATAATGAAGTAACAGAAACCCTTAAATATGACGTTAACCATTTTACTTTCAAAGTGAATAAGACATGATAGAAGAAATAGTTAAGAATATAGCTTTGGGAGCATTCTATGGCACACAAGCGGCTCTGTTCGGATACATGAAGGACGAAAACTTACCGTTAAGTTGGACGGCTGTTTTCACAAAGAAATTCTGGGAAACCTTTAGTCCAGTTAAAGCGTTCAAGACAATTGTTTTGGGTGCTTTCATGGGAGCATTCGGAACATTCAGCGTATTAAACATTGAGAATAAATGGCTTGACCCAACAGAAACACTCATCGTCTACAACTTTGCTTACTCGGCAATAGTTATGGGTGTTGACCAATTCATAAAGTTAGTTGTGCGTAGAACACCAATAGTACGTGCTTGGAATTACCTCAAGGCAAAATGGAATTCTCTACCAATACAGTAAAGTCACGTTTTAATTGTGACTTCTAACGCCTTTCTTTTTAGCATAACACTTATAACCATCTTTTGCAATACTAATTATAGTGAAACATATGAAATTTGACGAATCAGTATTAAAAGCAATGGTTGAATTGGAAGGGTACAGTTTCGAGGAAGCCCAACTGTCATATGCTAAACGAGAGAATCTACCAGACTCGGCGTTTTGTGGTCCACATAGGACTTATCCAGCCCATGATGCGGCTCATGTTAGAAACGGTCTAGCACGTCTTGGAACTTTCGGTCATAGACTTTCTCCAGCAGTGAGAGCAACTATTTTGCGTTGTCTAAAGGCAAGAGCGAAACGTTTCGGAATAGAAGTTTCCGAGACAAATGAAGGAAAACTTTGTTTGGCAAAATATGACGAGGAATTGGATAGTAAGACAAGACAGAAGTGGCTTATAGAAATCGAAGAAACTCGTAAGTGGTACGAAGAGACCGTATCCAAAAAGGAATGATGGATATGGAAAAAGCATCAGAACCGCCACAATATGCAACCCCATCCGATATTCGTTGGTTACAACAGCAAATAGAACGTGCTGAACGAAGAACACGAATACTCCTAGACATGTTAGTAGCAAAGAAAATCATTACTGAAGCCGAAGCCAAAATCTTCAATGAAACAAAAACAAATTCCGAAGAAATACTCGAATGGTATCTCGCTGAACTGAAAAAGAAAGAATCAACTAAGTAGGGGGTTTTCCCTATTCCAATAAACGTTTCGTGGAAATCTATTTATGATGACGTTTTATCAGAACTATATCTGAATTTTGGAATAACCGCTCAAAAATTAGAACCTATATTTGGAGTTTGCTCATATACTCTACGGAAACAACTTAAACGATTGGGTATATTGAGAACAAGGTCTGATTGTCTCAAACTTATGTGGAAATCTGGAAATATAACATTTAATTATGATAAATCTGGATTTAAGAAAGGAAACAATCACCCAGACTGGAAAGGTGGAAAACATAAAGATTCTAAAGGATATAATATTATTCTTGCTCCAGAAAATCCATTTTCAGCAAATGATGGATATATTTTAGAGCATAGATTGATTTGGTTTTCTATTCATCCAGAAACCCCGAAAGATTGGATAATTCATCATTTAAATGGTATAAGAGATGACAACAGAATTGAAAATCTCTTTGCTTGTTCAAGGAGAAGACATATAAAGGAGTTTCCTAATACTTATATCAAAGCATTACAAAATAGCATAAGAGAATTAGAAGGTGAATTAATACGCCAATAAATGTGAGTTGGAAATCAATGATTCAAGGAATGGCTAAACAGTATAAGACTGGAAAAGTTACGTGTAGAGATTTTTCTGACGGTTCTACGTCTTGTGCTTCTAGTCAAGCATGGAGCGTATTTTTTGCTACTCTCCGAAAACATGGATGGGACGAAAAAAGTTCTCGTCCAAATTCTGTTACTGAAACCGTTTTTACTGGAGCGGTAGAAGAGACAATGAAAGACATTGTTGATTGGTTTGCAGAAAGTGTTGGATATTGTGGAGAATGTAACAAATGACAGAAGAAAACATTTCATTCTTTTTCATAACGAAAGAAGTCACATTTCAAGAAACCAAATCAACAGATAAATATGCAATTATTGAAGCTACAGTTATGGAACTTGATAAGATAAGTGAAGGAAACAACAGAGTTTATCAGTTTGAAGAAGGAGACGAAATAGCAAAAAGTCTAATCGGAAAACCAGTTTACTATGGAATAAATCTCTTTGGAAAACATGAAAATCCATTAGTATCTGGAAAGAATGTAGACCCAGTAGGAATCGTAGAATTTGCAGAAGTTGTTGGAAAAAAGATTAAAGCCACAATTAAAATCATAAGTGCGTCACTGATTGAAACGTTGAAGAGAGGAACGAAATATCTTTTCAGTGTAGGCGGAAATGCAATAACGGACACAATGAAAAAGATAGGAGAAAAAGTTATTCATGTCCTTTCTGGAGCAAGATGTAATCATTTACAAATCGTTGATGTTGAGACTCAAGTTGGATTTCCAGACGCTAAAATGGAGAAACTTATCGAGATTCAAGAAACCGTTATGATTTGTGAGGGCGGAGTATGCCACTGTCCACAACCAGAAGAGACAAAGCGAAAGCCTAAAATATCAGAGGAAACAATTGAATATAGTAACGGCGTTAACCTTGAATATGAAGAGTAACAAACCACCAAAACCAGAACATCGTAATCTTCGCATTCCAAAACGTTTAGACGACATGATTGTTGATGTTCAACAGTTACTCAACTCTAATTCTTACACTGAATCTCTTTTATGGATTCTTATAGACTGGGAGAAATATAGGTATCTGGAAGAGAAGAAACGTCTACTAGAACTTCATGCTATACAATATCAACTTCTCCAGAATGAACTGGAACGCAAAAAACAATAATACTTATAACCACGTTTCATGTCTATATCACATAGTATGAGGTAGATGATATGGCTGGTCCGTATAAATGTAAACGGATGCGTATCGTTGTAGGCACGACCACGTTAGGCGTTGTTGAAGCCTTCGATATAGAGTTGATTAGGGAAGGTGGAGTAACTCCACACTACGATAGTGAAACTGGAAAACATGCTGTTGGAACTAGACATGCAACTTTCAGACTTAGACGTTGGTTCTATGCTGACGCTGGAGAAGAGAATTTAATCTACGACTTGTTCCAAGGTGACGGAGTAGACCCAGACCACTTTGACATGAGTGGAGAATTGTCTGGTGTCGCTGGAAGCAGAATAACATTGATAAGTTGTTGCATCTATAGTTATGCACCGAGAACTGGTGGAGCAAATGACATCGTAGCAGAAGAAGCCCGTGGCGAAGCTATAGACTGGTTTAAAACCTAAACTCTAAACGCATCTTTTATCTATCTAAACAAAACGTTACGTTGGAGTCTGAAAGAATATTTTATCAGACTTCTTGCCAACAAACACTATTCTGTAACCTTGACAGATTTTTGTCCACTTGGCTAAATTGTCAATAGTGTATGCGATTATCTCGTCTTTGAATAGATTGTAAATTGCAATATGGATTGATTCATGTACTAAAATTTCTTCTATGAGGTCTTCAATTGGTTGACCCCTAAAAGTCTTTCTCTCCCTCAAGATTATCTCGTTGTTGACTGAAGTAACCATTGTCCCCTTGATATATGGTTCTGTCCTCTTCGCCACCCTAACTTTCATTTTTATACTCCTTGTTAACAATTTCAAAATAGTATTTTGGATAAAGTTGAGAAAGTTTCTTTAAAGCGTCTGGTAACGATAACTTATCCAGTTCTATTGACGGGTCAATCTTTGTCGCAACGTAAGCCAACACTCTAAATCTTCGGTATCTTTCCAATTGTGGATTGTTAATTTCGGCTTCTTCATCCTTGAATATGTCTGGACAGTTTTCTAACATCCAAATCAAATTGACGAGGTTTCTGTCTATATGTTTTTGGATTCTACCCATCATTGCACTATAACGTCTGGGGTTATCTTCTTTGGTAACTTCTCCAGTCAAAACTTGTTCCAGAAATTTCCGTTCTATATTAGTTATCACGGTTCAGTCCCCAGAATCATTCTCAATAGAATAAATCTGTGGCAAGGTGGATTCTTCTCATAGCAGATAAGTCTAACATTGGTTTTTTCAGAAAGAGATTTTATTTTCAACATTGTCCTAATAGCTTTTGGGTTAGCCATCTCGTTTATGTAACGTCTTTCGTATCCAGTCCAATCTATTTTTCCAGACTGGTAATCATTGAGAAGTTCCCATGATGGTGCAAGAATAGAACCAGTCGTTCTAGTAACATATATCTTTATCTCGTCTTTCGGGTAGTTCTTCAAGTTAGCCAAATATCCTTCAAGTAACATATCAATCAGTTCAGTAGTAGTCAAACCGATTAATAAACATTCCTCTTTTTTAAAGGGTCTTTCTCTTTTTTTCGATGTATTTATGTAAATACATATGACAAGAACCACAAAGAGTTATTGTCTCTTCTGGATAATATCGAACATGATGAAGTAATAAAGTGACTATGTTTTCTTCCCTCTCTTTTCCACAAACCTCACATTTATTACCTATTTTCATATTACGAATATTTATTCTGGATTGTTGTCTTTTAGCTATTTCCATAATTAGATTTCTTCTCTCATCTGGAAGTTCATTAAATAATGGCTTGTCTTTTATTATGCATTTTGGGTCTTTTGGCGGTCTTCCCTTTTTAGTATTCTGTGGAAATTTTCTCATTCGTTCCTTCATTTTTTCATATTGAGACGGATTGTTTTTCCAATAATCAATCATGTATTTTTTCATATATTTTTTAGTGGCTTGTCTATAACAATTGCTTGAACAATATTTTTGATTTGGATAGGATGTTTCGAATAGATTTCCACAAACTAAACATGTTTTTCTCATAATACTTATAAATGGTACTTATGCTTATAAATCTTTCTATTTAGTTCCAAAAGGTATTTAAATCAAGTAATGAATAATTTGTTTAAGGTAAAACAATATGCCAAGCATTGATGAATTGGTCAAGAAATACGCTAATAAAACCCCAGAAGAAATGGAGTTGGAACAAGACAAAATTGAACAAGACTATATGGTACAGAGTAGAGCGTTAGAACAGAAAATCCTAGAGGCTTCAAGTAAGATTGACGAAATGAAAATTGGTGAAGAAACTGTTGCCCGTGTGAAACGTCCAACTAAGGAACAAATGAATCGGATTCTTCCACCCGAACTTGCTAAGTATAGGAAGAACCCCGAAGAAGTCCCATATGAAGTTGCAAAGAAATATGAGACTGAAATGTATCAGTTGATGGAAGAGTTAATCGTGATGCCGAAACATGATTCCGAATGGTGGATTAAAAACACTGGAGACGATTTCATGGCGGCTTTTCAAGCCCATATAGCCAACACGCAATCTCAGATACAAAAAGACACTGAACGTTTTTTACGACAGACCTCGGATACGCCAAGTTAGCCGTATGTGAGTTTCTAGGTTGTACTCTAAGCGAATTGCCGTCAAGATGTCCACAATTGACCGATGAACAACTAATAATCACTTATATCGCAAGAAAAGCAGAACTTGAAAGTCAAGCAATAAAGAAGTGAGAAAATGAGTAATCAATTCATAGATATTACCGAAACTGATTACGGAAGCAAAGCTAGGGCTAAAGTTGCATGTCAAAGGTTTCCTAAAGAACTTACCGCTAATGCAAGATGGAAGTTGGTGTATTGGTGGCAAGAAGTTTTGGAAACTGCTAGAGCTTTATGTCCAGTGGATACTGGAACTTTACAAGCTACTGGACGAATAACAGAGACAGACCCAAGCATTGGTGGATTGTTTGAGGTTGGAATGACTCTTGAGAATACAAACATAATTAGTAAGATGATTGAGTTTGGTGGTTTATTGGTTAATCCTAAAAGTGGAAGAATATGCGATTATGCCCAAGCCGTTCATGATGGACATTTCACTCGGAGTGGAAGATGGATGCCACCGAATCCGTTTATTGAGATGGCTATACAAATACACATGCAAGAACTTGACACTATCTTGGGCAAATCAATAGATGAAGTAGCAAATACTGTTTGGGTTGGAGAGTAAATATGAGTTTCATGAGAACAATTTGGGTTGCGGTTCGTGCAATAAACTATACTGACCAAGCCACAAAACAAGTTGGAGACAACATAAGTAAACTGGAAAAGGCACAGCAAGCGTTAAGGACTGAAGCAGTGAAAATGGTGATGGCTGGTGTGATGTGGGTAACTTTTGCCGCTTTAGCAACTATGGCAATATCCAACATAATGAGGAAGTCTGCTGAAGGAAGTCGTGCCATCGCTCAATTTGAACGAAGCATGAATGGCATGTTAGTTACATTGGGAGCAAGTTTTACTACAATGTTAGGTCCAGCAATGAAAATGATGAGTTCATTTTTTGATTTAGTTGCAAAGAATCCAGCATTAGCAAACCTTATTGCCATATTATCAGTGTTGCTTCTTACTTTCATAGCGTTAAAAGGAGTAATGATGATTGCTTCTGGAGCAATGACCATGTTTGGCATTACAACTCAACTTGAAACTATAATTGTGGGTTTAGCAGAAAAAGGACATTATGGTTTAGCCACATCTCTATCAGTAGTTCAACAATGTTTGGGACCAGTAATGATAGGTTTCACTCTTATGTTTACAATATGCCAACGTTTGCCCCCAGTAATAGCACTTGTAGTTGGAGCAGTATTGGCTTTAGTTGCGGCAATAATACTTTTGAGAACTGCTATGGGAGACATGACATGGATGGCTGGAATAGCTGTGGCGGGAGCGGCGGCTGGAGCTATAGCGGCTGGAGTGTGGAATATGACACAGCCACAACAAACATATCAGACTGGAATATACTCAGTCCGAAAGACTGGTCCAGCAATAGTTCATGAAGGAGAAGAAATCCGTTCTAAACGAAACGTCATGTATGGGCAAGGAACTGAAAGACAGAGACCAGAAACAAGATATGTTAACATTATATTTAGTGGCGACATTCACACTAAAGCAGACAAGGAAGGGTTAAAACCGTTAATACTTAAAACTGTAAGAGAAGCAATGGACAACAAGGCGTAGGTGTTCATATGACTTGGTATGAACTTTTAAGTGGATTTGAAAACGTAACATTTGCGGCTGACGACTGGTATGCAGATGTGGGTACGGGAGATTGGGGATTCGATATTGTTACCACTCAATTTAAAAGTGGGACTCATTCAGCCGAACCACATGTTGATTTACAAGGCGGATTAATGCATGATTTAGATTGCACTCCAACTGGATATTATGCTCTTAGACTCTGGTTCAAAATAGTTGGAACTGTTCCAACTGAAGTTAGTGGTGGCATTTTTGTTAGATTATTTATGACTGATTATGATGAAGTTCAAATTTATATTGAAACTGGAAACTTGGGCAATCCAGCAACTCCAAAATTAAGAGTGGATTTTAAAGGCACTACTATTCGTGGAACGACTTCTATTACTCTGGATGAATGGCATTGTCTACATATTCATCAAGAAGTTCTTAATGCAACTGCTAAGACATATGTTTACCTTGACGACCTTGTAACTCCAGAAATTACCATTACAAAGAACTTGACTGGAATAAATGTGACAACAATAGAAGTAGAACCACATGCGTGGGGTACTCCCAATACTGGAAAAGTTTATATAGATAATGTTATTGGAGCTTGTGATGGTGAAGGTGATTTTCCAGAAGTAGTAACAAATCTACCCCCATCTTGTGTTGACTCAATATTCAAACTTTACATACCAGAAACCACTGAAAGATACTACATGAATATTCATTATACTAAAAGTCATCCTAACCAAGACCCAGACACGTTTGAAATTACTGTTGACCCAGACGTGGGGAGTCTAATCAATTATTTTGATTCTGTAAAAATAACGAAATATGACATAACAGAATTTTACGGTTTCGTAGAAGAAATCACGCCAACAGTTGGAGAAGACGGTTTAGAATACCGTTTAACTGGAAGATGTTGGAAACTCATAACATGGAAAAAGTGGACTGAACGTTTCCAAGAAAGCCGAGAAATCGGACCAGTAGACAGTGAAGGAAATATTGAGTCTGGATTTTTCGGTCAAGTAAAACCAGAAGAATTACTAAAGTTCGTTTTGCGTTGTCCAACGTCTGAACATCCTAAAGGAAAAGTTAGACATAAAATCGGGTGGGGAATACCCAGTGACCTTTGGACTTGTTGTGCAAACGTAACAGCCGAATGTCGTTATGCGGATTGGGTTGGATTACGTTATGCTGGTTTAGCATGGAGAGGTAGAGGTACGGTAGATACTCTTGTAGATTACACGTTAGACGTAGATGCGTTTGTAAATACTATTCAAGAATGGTTCACAGACGGTGTAAGTCCATGGATAGACAGTGACGGCGGCGGATTTATACATACCGATGCTGGAACTGGAAGTCAATATAGGATGAGTTATTTCACTTTTGAAAACTTCGGAGTAGACCCTCAAACAATAACTAACGTTTACTTGAACCTTGACATGTTTGGAGAATATTGGGGCGGAAGAATAGAAGTTTATCTTTGGGATGGAGCATGGCAATATCTCGGCAAATACCAAGTAGGTGGAGCTAATTATAGTCACAACTTAACAACAATTGACGTTACTCAATATTTGGACACGGTTGCCAAAGTCAATGCCGCTAGAGTTTATTTCAAGAGGTTTGATAGACTTTGGATGGCAATTGACCATTGTTATTTAACCGTGAAAGGAAGTCTAGCGGCTGACCCTGCTGACCAAAGAATTGGAGATTATTTCATTGTTAACCTTGGCAAATCATATGATGACGTGACAGCCATATTAATAGAATGTAGAAACAATCCAACAATGTATGCTAGAAACTACAACATTCAATATGCCATTATCAGTGATTGTTGTGCTGAAGGCGGAAATGATGCTCAATGGACTGATTTTGACCCGCCAATAAACGAAACAAACAATGATGCTAGAGACATATTGCATAGTTGGAAACCACAAGATGACGTACACTGTATAAGAATCAAAATAACTGGGAATGTTGATTTTGCATGGGAGATAAGCCAAATCTATATTTGGCAATCAGACGCTTATAAATATAGAGTGTTAAACGAGGGAGACTAAAAATGACGCATAATTATGATATAAAACAAAATGGACGTTATTACTTTGCAATCAATAGAGATACTGGACAAATTGATTATGGTAGTTTAGAAAATATTGGTGGAGTTAACGGTAAAAACAGAAAAACAGTAGTTCAAAAAGCCATTGATATGGTAGAAAAACCAGCAATTATTTATCTCTGGTATATTTCATGGACTGAATTGAAAAATGAAGGACTTTCTAAACCATCAGACGTAACTATTATCCAATATTCAAGAGAGATAGGAGAGATAGAACATAATTCTGATTTGAGACACGACCACCATAAATTTGATATTCCAGACTTTTTCGGAACACCGTTTTGGATAAATATTCCAGATAAACCATCCGATTTTATACCATCAGAACATGGTAATGAAGCACATAATCCAGATTTTTCAATAGTTGGACATGAACATTATAGAACCAGTATCGTAGATTTCTTTGGTTCTCCTTTCTGGGCGAATATTCCAGATAAACCATCAACTTACACACCGTCTCCACATACTCACACTGAATCCGAAATTACAGATTTAATTCATGATGCCCAAAAGATAAAAGGAAAAGAAGTGGATGATTCCGCTATCGGAGACAATAAATTTCTCAAATATAACGAATCAACTGGTAAAATTGAATATGTGTCTGGTGGAACTGGTGGAATGGAAATTCATGGTAATGAATATCACGACCCAGACTTTCTTACAGAAGAAGTTGACCCAACTATTGATTCTTCATTGAAGGGAGTAACCAAATTACAAGTGCAAAATCATCCGCCACAATCTCATTCACATTCAGAATCCGAAGTTACTGGATTAATTACTGATTTAGCCTCTAAAGAAACACCTTCTGGTTCACAAGAAAAAGTGGATGCTCATAAAGATTTAACTACTGGAGTTCACGGTGTTGGAACTGGAACAATTGCCAAAATTAGTGATATAGCAGACGATACTAAATTGTCTACAAACGCTCAAGATGCAGTATCAAAAAGACACTCACATTCTAATCAAACTTTACTTGATTCATATACTCAGACTGAAGTAAATTTAGCGGATGCTGTATCTAAGAAACACGCTCAAGTTCATGGAAGTGGAGACCATACTGGAATAATTGGAACTCCAACACAAGTTAGTCTTGCAAACGTGACTAACGATGCCCAGTTAAAAAGAGCAGATGGAGACATTAATTCTCTTACTCTTAAAGCCACTCCAGTTAGTGCGGATATTCTTCTAATAGAGGATAGTGCCGCTTCGTTTGCCAAAAAGAAAATTACAATTGGAACTTTGCCAACTGGTGGTAGTGGTGAAACTATTGATGAAAATATTAGAAAGATAGGAACTACCCAATATGAATCATGGTACACACCTATTTGTAGTACTACTGCGTTGACGACTGGTGCATTGACAGCAAATCGTTTTTATGCTTTTCCATTTATTGTTCCAAAGACAATGACTTTAGATAGAATAGCAATAAATGTTACTACTGCTGGAACTGGAAACGCAAGACTGGGTATATACACCAGTAGTGTAAGTCTTGGATTATTTCCAGACCAAAAAATTCTTGATGCTGGTGAAATCTCTATTGCTTCCACTGGTATAAAATCTATAACCATAAGTCAACAATTAACTGCTGGAATGTACTTTTTGGTTATAGTCTCTAACGGAACGCCAACTATAAGATGTCATGCATTGATTGGTATAATGCCATTGTTAGGTTATACAAGTTCATTGGGTGCAGAGGTCGCCGCCGTAGGATTATATGTCTCATTCACTTATGCGGCATTACCAACGACATTTCCAACTACTACAACAACAAAGATTACAGCCGTTCCAATACCAGCAATATTTGTGAGGGTGTCGGCATAATGGTCTACAGTGGTGGTCCATTTATAAGTCTCGGAACGTTTGGTAGTTACGGCGATTCAATAGGTCCAATAAACTTGCCATATGCTAGAGTTTCAGACAATATACAAACAATAATTGAAAAAACTATTACAGCCTTATTTGTTCCGTGGGAATGGTGGCTTGACTATACTGGAGCATTTCAAGTTGCTGAAGAAAGAGGAACAGACAAATCTGGAACGATTAATTTAGAAGCGGCTATACATATCGGTGAATCCACAAATGAACGAAGTAGTAAACAGACAAAACAGAGAATAAGAGTTGTTGGAAGAGGAGAAAGTGCAGACCAAGACGAAAACACAAGTGACTGGCAAGAAGACACAACTGAAATGGCTACCATAAACAGTTTTTACGAATATGTTCAAGGAGAAAAAACAATATCAAGTAAATCAGAAGCCGATATATGGTCACAAGTTTTGCTTACTCTCGAAGCTTCAGTCAATCAAGAAATTACTATTCGTTTAGAAAACAATCCATACACTACCAACGATTTTGATGTTGGAGACTATATAACTGCAACTGACCCCGCCACTCTCATAAGCGGAAAAATGAGAATCAAGACGATAGAAACAAACGTTGATGGGGACGGTGGAGAAGTAAACATTATAACATGTACTAAGCGGCGTACTGACATAAGTGACAGATTGGCTGACATATACAAAACCTTAGAAAAATTAATGTTGTCAAGCACTTACATAGATGCGATGTATGCGGAAGGTGGAAGCCAAACCAAAGTTTCTGCTAACATTGTAGAAGATGTTTGGGAACAAACCGCAAGCAATAAATGGAATATTTATTTACCAGAAGAGGAAACAGTAACCGCCGAGATAACAGAATGTGATTATGGGACTACTATAAATTATTGGTGTGATAAAGACATATTCGACATGGAATGTGGTGCAGACTCTTTCGGTATCATTATGTTAGACCAACCACGATTAAAGTTTAGTCGAGACCCAAGATTCACTTGTGAGTTCGAAATAGACACTGACACTGGCAATGCGTGGGAAGACGGTGATTTCGCATATATTAGAATTTGGCAAGTGGATGACGCTGGTGGACTTTGTTCTGTTCCTTACGGAACTGCTGGTTTCGGATTCTTTATAGGTAAATCTTCTGGAACATATGTATTAAAAAGTTATCTTGCTGATGGAACTGGTACGACTGTTGAAATCAAAATTGCTAACATAACTACAGACATAAAATATATCGTGGAAGCAAGACTTCAATGGAAAGAAAAAATAATGATGTTTTACTTTGGAAAAGCGGATGTTGACAAGGACGACCCAGACTACGGATTTAGATTGCGGGGAATTGCTCCAATGTCATTGGAAAGTGAAGATGAAGATAACTTAGTTCCATTCCACATTGCAATTGATAGTCGTCATGGAGTAAAAACTCAAAAATGTGTTATTCTAATTTACAGATGGAAGACGCAAGCAGTAAGAGCCGTGAAAGGATAATGCGTATAAATAGGTATAATGTATATAATGGTGATGAATCATGACGGTATCAATTGGGACAGTAAACCTTGACACTGTACTAGCTTGGGAAGAAGATGAAGAGATGACCATGCCAAAAAAGAGAATAGTTAGAAAGCCAACCCCAACTTCTCAAGCCGCATATTTCATACGTATGCCAAGACAAATAGTTATTACTGCAAAAATGGACAAAACTGTAAAAGCGTCTCTTAGAGCATTAAAAAATCAAGGTTGTTGGCAACCACTATATGATTACGATGATTCATTTGTTGATTATGTGTGGATAGAGAAAATCCATACACAATGGCAAAAAGAGAAAGACCACAATTTACCATGGGTCTACGACATAACATTAACGTGTAGTTCTACTTAGACCAATTTCCAATGGTTATTGTCTGGTTGACAGATTCTTGCTTCATCATATAACTTCTGAAGCAATTTTGGAACTTCTTCTTTCGGAATAAAACCGTTTGTACTATTAGTAATCTCTTCTAACGTCATTGGATTTGTCTTACTTGTCACTAACACATTTAAAAGAATACTTATTCTGTCCGTTTGAGATTTTGGTTGATTAAACTGTTCAAGTCCGATTACGGTATTTTTATGTTCGGAATCTTGGTTGACGACAGACCATTTGTGAGGTTTCTTACTTGTGTCTTTACTGATTAAACCTATGGTTTCAAGATTTTTTAGCATTCCGTAAAGTCTATAATCGCTACACGGTCTATGATTAACCGTGAAGTATTGCTTAGAAATATCCATTTTGGTTGTTCCAATACAATTATTTGCTATTGAATAGACTACTTTCTCATAAAAGTCTAAACATTCTGGAGTCAACCCCAACTCATTGCTTTTATAGATTTTCTCGTAAATTTTCTCTGCAATCTCAATATCTGTTTGGTTACAATAAAGAGTTTTGCCATCTTCACTCTTTCTTCTATTCATGTGATTGTATAATGTCCATCCCTTAGCAATTGAGATTAGTCTTGGAAAATCACGCATTTCCTTTGGTTTCCAAGTCGTGGTCTTTTCAAGAAACCAATTTTTTAATTGTTCCATTAACTCTATTGGAATAAAAATTGAAGAGATTTCCAAATGTTGAATATCTTCTACCCGCTTTTTTAAAGCCAATCTTGAAACTTCAGTTTCACGCCAAGCCGTATAGTTTTCATCACTGTTCTTCCTAGCGATTAAATCTAACGCATCCTTAATTTTTTCTTCACTGAATTCTGGTGTCAAAAGAAAGAATCTTGTCATTTCTTGTTCATCAATCTCCGTGGATGCCGTACAGTAAATAGGAGTGAAGAATCCATCAATGATGACTTTTTTGGTTTTTAGGTCTTTACTACGAGTAATGGTGTAGATTGCTCTCTTTTTGGAATGGTCTGTCAAAGTTCTCATGGTTGCTAACAATTTCGTATCGGGCATATCTGGAAGCACGATAATCATTCTTGAATAGTCCAGATAAAATGCTTTATTTCTGAGTTTGTTTTGCCAATCAACATAATCTTGTGCCGTAGAATTCTTCTCTTTAGACGGAGCATCATCATATGAAATCGGAGTTAAATCTCTACCATCAACCAAAATTGCCGTATTTTCATGTATAAAACTTGTTTTGCTTGCCCCGTCAAACGATAAAATCTTCGGAAAATACCATGCGACTTCGTTGATAATGTAAGTTTTTCCTTTACTTGATTCTCCACTTAGAATAATGTTAATTTGTTCAGACTCAGTATAAGTTAGTAGGCAAGCCAAAAACAAAATAACTTTTGCATCATCATCTCGTTTTATCGTGGTTGAAAGAACTTGATTAAGTTCTTCAATTGTCATTTCTCTCTTGTTGATTTCTAATGCTTTCTCAAGAGAATCTTGTCTCTGTTCTTCTGTCATTAAACCACAACTGGATGTAACTGTCCATCGTCTATTTGATATAAACATTGCCAATCTGACTAATAAAGGTTTGGTGATACAACCGTTTATTTTATCTGTTGGTTATAAGCATTTCTCTTTAAGACTTAAAATTTGTTGCCATGTTAATCTTAACATATTCATACAAAAGTGTAATCCTCTATGGCATCTGTAACAAACCAAAACAAAATCTTTTGGATGTTTTCTTATATAATAAGGAGTAGAATTACCAATCGGATGTTTATTTCCGTTGACTTCATGAAATGAAAGTTTCTTCTCATATTTACATAAAAAACACTTATTGCCAAATTCTAAACGAAGTTTGTTTTTTAATTCTTTACAATGTTCATTACTATGGTTATCTTTTCTCAATCTTTGTTTTTTTCTTACATAGTCTTTATGTCTTTGATATTTTTCTGGGTATTTTTTCCAATACTCTCGATAGTATTCTCTCATATATTTACGTTTTTTCTCATCCATTCTAATCATCAGATATAGTACACAAACAACTATATAAACATTACGATGAATTGTTTTTATATAATACAATAAACCTTTATATATCAGAAAACGTAATACTTATAACAGACCTAAAATGTCTGAGAAAATATCCTTTCATGGTGACTTAACTCTTAACAAATTCTGGGTAACGTGGTTTGGAATCCAAGGTAGAGAATTAGGTTCGACTGTTCCACATAGTTTTGGAACTCATCCTAAAGACTACAAAGAAAGCCATAGAATGTTCACTAATGACCCGAAAGTTTATCTCCAGTTTATTGACTGGTGTATAGAAAACAAAAATGCGTGTTGGATTACCAGTCAACCAATGAGAGCCTATAACACTCCGTTTGGACTGGAGAAACTGTTCTTTGACTTCGACTATCACCTTAAAGAAAACGAAGTTATGACTCCAGCCAAAAGAGAAAAAGTTGGTTCTATGGTAACAAAGTTCGTAGAGGAACTTGAAGTAGAGCCGCTTATCGTGGGTACACGAAAAGGATTTCACGTTTACGTTTTTCTAAGAAAAGTATATGAAGTTGAAGAAAGAAATATTGAGTTTGCCAAAGAAGTCTTCGGAGTTCTCTGTCTGTCCCAAATCAAAATTAACAAGTTATATCAAGAACTTTCAGAGGAAGACAGAGAGAAATGGAAGTATCTGGATTTCAGTCCTCTCGGAGACATAATGCGTATGGCAAGAGTTCCGTTGACTCCACATGAAAAGACTGGGGCAATATGCCAAATTCTGGATGGAAACTTGAAACCAACAAAAGTTAGAGATTTAGACCTATATAAAGGTTACGGTTTGCGGGAAGACGCTATAAGGGAAGCCGTTGAAACGGTTAAGGCTTATCATAAAAGGAAAATTGTTAAGGAGTGGGGACAAATTGACCGTGGAGCAAAATCCCTCTATAAAACAAACGGAGAATTTAAAGGGCAATTGAGACCGTGTTTTACTGAACGATTGAAACTTGGGGAAATGCAACATCAACAACGGTTGGCATTATTAACGGAGATGTGGTGGAGTGGCTACAAAACAAAAGAGGTAATGTTGCAAATCTGTAGACAATTTAAAGATTTCACTGAAAAAGAAAGTATGAACCAAATAAACGACTTCTTCAAACATGAAAGATGGAAGTTCAAACCTTATCGCTGTGACACGATAAAAAGTCACGGCTGGTGCATCAAAAGTGAATGTCAAATGTTTAGGGAGTAAGAACGCTTTTATACTTCCTCATCCATAATACCTATTGTGGTCTAAATGATAAGTGAGATAATATTGGGAATTGTTTGGGCAATATTTCTGCTATACCTAACTCTTAACATTTATCTCATTAAGAAATCCAGAGAACGTGTTTATGACCCATTCGGCTTCGGACAGATAGTAACATGTATATTGTTATGTGAAAACTGTGGGGCTAATGGAGCAAAACTTTTTGAAAGGGGGGACTTCATATTCAAACCAGTATATGAATGTCCAACATGTAAAAAAGGAAACGTGATGATAACCGAGATTCTTTGCCTTGAAACGAAAATCAAAACCAAAGACGAACTCAAATACGAGAAACTTGTCGAAAAATGGAAATAAAGAAAACCTTTATAACCATCTGACCATATAATATAGTATGGCGATTGTATGAGACGAAAAACCAAAGTTTCTGAAACCATTGAAGCTTTATCTAAACTCAAGGATTGTCCAGAAGAATTAGTTAAATTGGCTAACACGAATTTTGAGAAAGCATGTGTTATTGAACTTATCGAATTCAGCAAAAAGATGGAAGGTCTAAAAAAGGACATTTCATGGCTCAAGTATCTTGTTAAGGCAATATTTACTGTTACAATTGTTTCAGTTGTAGCCCAGATTCTATTAAAGGTGATTTAGTGACCGAAGAAGAAGAAGTTGAAACTGGGAAATCTTATCTTAAAGCCATGGAATACAACTTGAAATTAATGGAAGATGCCAAACCGAAAGACAGACTGGAATACGCTAAAGAATTATTGCGGTGTATGCAAATCTTAACGTTGAGTGTAAAAGGTTGGCGGAGTTGGCTTGCCAATTATGAGATTGTTGACAATATAACTTTGGAAGAGTTCCAAGAAATCTATCCTAAAATGAGGCAACTCATTACTGATTTCATAAAGTTAGACCTCGAAATAACCAAAAAGAAGTTTGCTGAAGAGGAAAAGAAAACACCGTCTAAGACTATTCCTAAGAAAGAAAAGTATATTTCTTAACCCATTTTTTAGAAACCCTTATATAACACATTTCTTATTAGATAGTATCATAAGGTGAAATATGTGAGTAGTGAAAATGATAAAGAAACTTCTTTTGCAGACCCTAGCAAAATAGATGGAAAAGAAGACCTTCAAAAGAAACAACCACAAGGCGAATATCCGTTATTCAAGAAGTTGGACGCTATTGTGGAAGCAATAAAAGAACAGACAAAGGCTGATATTGCACTTAAAGATGCTATGAATGCTCTGTTAACGTCTTTCATTGTGAAAAGCAACAAGGTAGAACCGAAACCCCCAGTTCAAGTATCGAAAGAAGCCGAGAAGAAGTCAAGTCCAGCAGAGTTGCCATATGACATTGTTAAGATAACGTGGACTCCATGCAATAACGGAAGAATGGCTTATCCAGACGCTCCAGCAAATAAAGAGAATAAAGACTTCAAGGCAATGCAAACGTTTCTGCAAGAAGTTGGCGGTTCAACGAGTAGTAAAGGCGGATTATGGTATAAGATTTTTGATAATGGAGCAATATTTGAGAAGAGTCTCAAAAAGGAAGAGACAAATCAAACTCAACAACCGTTACCATTACCGAAATCAAACGATTCCAAACTTGAGCAAGCTTTAGGACATACTCCACCACCACAACCCAATTCTAAAGTAGACCAAATAAAAATATTGTTTCCAGAAGATTTAGAGAATATGTTGATGTTTTCTGAGGAAGGTGATGGAGTAACTATTAAGCCTAGACAATTCTTGGGTTCGGAGAACTTTGCGAAGATAGCTTCTGTAGTTCGTGGTGCTGGCGGAGAATATGTTAGTGCTGGCAAAGCGAGTCATTTCAAAATAAAACTGAAGTGATAAGATGATTAAGAAATGTAAGAATCCAACATGTCAAAAAGAATTCAAGACTTACAACAGTAAACGAAAGTTCTGTTCCAGAAAATGTTTCTATGAATGGCTAAAGAAAGTTTCAATGGATAGTGAACCTAACCATCCAGAACTATTGGAGACACGGGTGGATACTGGAACAAATATAGATACTGGAGATAAATAAAAATGCCAATCACACTTGATTATGATTCAACTGAAGTTAAAGTTCTAACAGTGAAACCTAAAGGCAAAGACGAATTCATGTATCTGGTCTTCTTAGGCGACATTCATCTTGGACATACTGATTGTTCATTGAGTTATTTACAGAAAGCCGTAACATTGATTAAACGTCTATCAGAAAAACATGCAGTAGTTGTAATCTTGATGGGAGACTTGATTGAGACAGACAAAGACTATGCGGCTGAATTCATGATTGAAGACGTTATTGAGAGGACACAAGAACAATTCGTAACAGCAATGCAATATCTTGACCCAATAAAGCATCTTTGCAAGTTTGCTGTTTGGGGAAACCATGAAGAACGACTGATAAGAGATACTAAAAGCAAACGGATATTGGAAATGGTTGACATAACCAATCTATATGAAGTAATATTGAAGAAACTCAATCCAGAAATATATGTTGCCGCTCCCCAACGTGGAATTCTGCTTCAGTTGACTTGTGGAAAACAAAGTTACGACATACGATTTGCTCACGGAGCTTACGGTGGTTATAAACGTCCAGAACTTCAATGTGAACGTGAAAGCAACAACTATCCAATGGCGGCACTAATCGCTATGGGACATCATCACCAGAAATTCTGGAATGAACGAGTCAAAATGGGCTTGGAAAAGTCTCAACGTGCCATATACCTTCAATATTGGCTTGGAACTGGAACATTCTTGAAATATCCGTCATATGCTGAACGAAAAAGTTACCCGATAAACGTGATGGGATGCCCAATAATCAAGGTATATGCAAACGTGCAACATCTCGAATATCTGAATAGTCCAGAGTTTCAACCACGGTTCATAAAGTCTGCTGGTGGACTACCGTTAATACCCAGAGTATCTTTAAACGAGATGTTTAAAAGAAGGTATGGTGTCCACAAACTATGCCTCTACGAGAAATAAAGCAATCAACTGGTTTTATCAGAATAAAGACGGAAGGAAAAGTAACCGTCTCATCTTCTCTTATTCCTAAGTTTTTTAATGGAAAACGATTCGTGAAAATATTTCACGATGAAGAAAAGAAATTGATAGGATTTGAGCCGTCTGATACTGGATACAAATTAATGTTCTATAATAGACATTATTCTTTGACATGTCATTTCTTATCCCGTATAGTTCAAGGTGAATTCTACCCATCTTGGTCTAAAAAACACAACATGTTGGTGTTTTCATATGAAGCAAAACTGGGAAATTGAAACTTATTGGAGTTTTTCTACTCCACTCACAGTAAAACTTCCGTCATGGAAACATTATCCGCTAGATTTATATCTTGCGGAGTATATAGTTACTCTTAGGATGCGTGATTACATGATTAATGAGGACTATAAAATTCATTCTACAATGATTGATAATGGGAGTGTGATTATGACGGCATGACACACGAATGGGATTGGAATAGTTGGATTAGACGAAAGAAACCAGTACCTAAAATCGAACCAGAAATAGTAACAAAAGTAACAGAAGTAACAAAAGAATGGGATTGGAATAACTGGACTACAACAGAAGGGTTTCCAGTTTCAACCGAACTTATGGATTGGGTGATTGGACAAGATAGAGCCATTGAAGAAACCAAATTATGCATAGATGAATGGATAAACAAACTGTCATGGTTAAAAAAGAAAGAATGGTGGAAGGATTTTGAAGACCCTAAAGCACAAAAACCTCAACCTAAAGACTGGCTTCCAGTTGGACCTTACCTACTTTTGCTTGGAGATGCTGGAACTGGAAAAAGCCTTTTGGGAAGGGCAATGTCTAGTTACATGACGAAACTCTACAAGGAAAAGGGACTGAAACTCTACGATGTGTTGTCGTGGAAAAACCCAACTTTACCGTCTGAACCTAAAATTAGCATTCATCCGTCTGGAACTGGAAAATCAGTAATATTCAATTCCACGTTAAAGAACAGAAAGAAATCATTCTTTTCAAGATGGGGAATGAAACTTTTTGTAGGATTCATGGTTGGGATGGGTATGTTAATACTTGGTTTAGGATTCTATTTTACATCGTTATTAATGCGAGAAGGCATACCATTCCAATATGCATTAAGTCCATATATCCAGTATATGGTTGCTGGTGGCGGGTTAATGTTTAGTGGTATATTTATACGTTTCTTTAGTCGAGTAGTGGGAAACATGGGAAGTGGAACTCAAGGAATCGGCGGAGCAACATCGTCAAATTGTCCAAAATTACTCATTGACAATTCATCTGAAAAAACACCTTTCATAGACGCAACTGGTCACGGTTCAGCCCAACTATTCGGCTCAATTGCTTGGGACCCATATCAGACTGGCGGGTTGGGAACTCCAGAACATCAGAGAGTTACTGCTGGAGACGTTCATAGAGCACATTTGGGAATTCTTTACATTGACGAACTCAAAAATTTAACTGGGCAAGAAGCAATTACTTTGTTAACTGTTCTTGAGGATGCTCAACTTCCAATAGCGTTAAGAAGTCTAGTTCATGGCGGCGACACGGCGGCAATGTCTGTTTCTACAGAACCAATTCCGTCCATGGTATTCTTTATAGGTGCTGGAAATTTGGACAGTCTTCAACATATTCATCAAGCGTTACTTGACCGTATCCAAGGTTATGGCAAAGTTGTTTATATGAACAATGACATGTCAAACACGGAAGAAAACAGACGGAAAGTGATACAATTTATAGCTCAAGAAATCAAGAGATTCAACCTTTTGCCCTTTGACAGAGAAGCATGTGAAGAAATAATTGCTGAGTTCAGAAGAAAAAGTGGTTTCAAAAACAAGTTGACAACGAAGTTTAGACCAATGATTAGTATAATTAAAACTGCAAGTACATTAACTACGAATGAAGGTTTATCTATAGTCAAAAAGAAACACGTTGATGAAGCAGTAAAAGTCCACTGTAAAAACATTGGGATGCAGATATTGGAAAGACAAGTCGAAAAACAAAAACTATACAATGTGATTACACCGTCTTCTAAACCAAAGAAAGGACAAATATTTGGTTTAGCCGTTTTAACTTCAGATAATGAAGACGTTATGGTTGGTTCAGTTTTGCCAATACGTGCTTCAATGATAAAATGTGAACTTGTGAAACTTGGGGAACTCGTCACTCAAGAAGAGGGGTATTTCCACGTTACTGGAGTAGAAACAGTAAACCTAAACAGTTGGGTACAACACAGTATTTCAAAAGTGGTACATGTCTTCGCTCAGAAATACAAAATAAACTTGAGTAAATATAAGACACATATTGATTTTGCACAGAGTATTGGCATTGACGGTCCAAGTGCTGGAGTCACAATGGCATTGGCTTTAATATCAATATACAAAAACAAAAAGATAAGACAAGACGTTGCGGTTACTGGAGAAATCAACATTGGCATTGATGGAAAAGTAGAGATAACTCCAATCGGTGGAGTTCATGAGAAAATTATGGCGGCTCAAGAAATCGGAATCAAAAAGGTTCTGATTCCAAAAAGAAACTATGAAGTAAATATTAATCCAGCAGACTATACGATTGAGGTTGTTGGATGTGAAACGTTAGAGGATTATATGAGGGAAATTCTTGTCTAACCTCAAGATTTACTATGACGCTGAAAAGACTAAAGAGATAGAAAATAAAATCTTGGCTGAATATGGAGACAGAAAGAAGGATTGGGCTAAAACTGGTTATAACGTAAGCGAATGTTCCAACTGTGAAATGAAAACGTTCAATCGGAGAACTGGAGTTACAGAAACAAAAACCAAGCAAAACATCGGGTTTATGGTTTTCGGAATTATAGCAGAAATAGTCATGACAAGCATTTATCCAGAAAACCAGAGACAATACGAAGCAAACTTGAACGAATTGATTTGGGGACATATGGACGTTTACGAAAACTTGGAATTTCCGATTGAAGGAAAGGCAACAGCCAAACGTATTTTCAAAGCCAAAGATTTACCGATAAACTGGGTGATGCAACTCGTTAACTATTTGACTATGAGTAAAGGAAACAAAGGTTGGCTGGTGATATTGGATATTTTCACCAGAAGTATTTCAGTATTTTGTGTGGAACTTCCAGCCGAAGACAAACTTAGCCAAATAGAAGTTTTGATGGATAAAGTGTCACGTTTCGACAAGGCAATACTGGCAAAAGACACAACTGGTCTTTCGGTTTCTCTTTCAATTTCTCCAGAAGAATATGAACTGTGCAATTTTAAACATGACTGTTCAAGAAGACTAGAATGTAAAGCCAAATATGCAGAACTGAAGAAGAAGTAATTTGAATCTGATAATCTATTATTTTGCCCAATTAATGTATAGGACTTACAAACTTCTCTGCAACTACATTCCAGAAGGGTCAAAAAGCCATAGTGGAAAACCCAATCTGATTCTGGACGGTTTCAGAACAATATTTTATTTCTTAGGACGCTTTATAGATTAGAATCTTAACATGAAGAGAAACCACATGATGGTCTAAATATGTTGCAAGTCTTTCGAAAGGACTTTTATTACTTGGATACCTTTCAGTTCTAGGAATCAATTCAAATGATGTTGGCAAATCCGCACAATAATAAGTCATTGTGGGGTCGCCTTGAAAAGCAATAATAAACGGTAAACCAATCATACAATCTCTTTTCCGTCTATCCTTATGTTTATCATGGAGATTACGATATTTATGTCTCTCAACAAGTCTTTGATGTTGATAAACTCTTTCCCGTTCTATAGTCCGTTTTCTTTCTTTCTCTTTTCGTTCTTTCTCTCTTTTTTTTCTGTCTTCTTCATCAGTCATATTACATTCCTCTCTCATCCCGTTCATGGTAACTTTGTTGTGTTTCTTCAGTATCTTTCTCTTCTAATTTCGCTTTTTCCTCTTCAACGAGTTCATCTAATATTTCAGCCGCTCTTAACTTGTTTTTATTTCTAAGATGAACAATGTATTTTTCACGGATTTCTTCACGTCCTTCTTCTCTAAGTCTCTCTTCCATTTTTTTCCTATCAGCCTCTTCTTTCTCCGCTTCAGCTTTCAACTCTGCAATACTACCAATTTTGCTTTTAGGAATAAACTTTGCTCTTTCAAGCAAATCCATGATTTCTTCACCGTAAGGACATGTGGCAAGTTCTTTTGCAAGGTCTTTAGCATTATCGGCTTCACACTCAATTTCAACCGTGTAAGCCTCTTCATCTTCTCCAGTCATTGGATTCTTGTCTTTCATTATCTTAATAATACGAATACTTGCTGGCATGGAATAGTCACTATAAATATATGACCGTTCCGTGGTTATAAGTATTATGTTACTCGGAAAGCAAATCCATCAAATGTTCCAAGAACTCTTGAAGTTCTTTTTTATTCATTTTCTTGATTTCGTCTCTCTCGGCACAAACAACCCTATATATCTCACGTAGTTGTCTTCTTGCTTCCATATTGTTAAGAGTGGCATTAGTGTGTTTTCTTTCTATCCATGTCCTAATTATTAGAACTACAAACATGCCAACCGTGACAATTAAATTTAGAAGGTAGAGTTCTTCAATTCCAATCATTGGTTATTCGCCAATTCATTAAAGAGTCTGTGCCATCTGCAATGAAAACATTCGTCAATGGTCTTTTTACCGTTTCTCTCTTCGCATCGCCTACAAAATTCAGTATGGATACGTTTTAATGCTTCCATTGAAACGACTCCAGATATTGTATAGTGAATTGTCCCTAATAAACTTTGTCATTTCCATTCTACTCCCTTAAAGAAATCGTCCTCTTTAATCTGTGTTTTAGATTGAGTTTGAAACTTGAGAAACTCCTCAAATATGCTTTCTCCACTTTCCTCAACTTCGAAACCATCCATGGAATAACATAACGAGTCGAAACTGTGGTCGTCAATCTTTCTTATCTTTCCATTTTTGTCCCATGCCAACTTTCTCAATGAAGCAGTAAGATACCAGAAAGCTTTTGGCACAATAATTTTGTGTCTCTCAACAAAATTGATGGTTCTATATACCCGTTCCGATTTCTCTTGTTCCGCTATAATATACACGGCGTATCCCTTCTCTTCTAACGGTTCATTCAAATGTTTTCCAGCCGCATTTGGGTCTGGAATAAACGTGTAAGTTTTATATTGCTTGCAAATTTCGTCTATCCAATCTGGTTTTTCCGTGTCCTTCATGCCTAATTGTTCATCGTTGAACAGAACGAAAACTACGTCTTTCTTTCTTCCGATAATAGTTAATGAACACGGAGCGTCTGAATATCCATAATCAAATCCCGCTTGCCTATCTATTATATATTTCGTTGGGTCTTCTTCTGTGCCGAGTTCTCCAAGTTTCACAAGTTTACATTCTTTCCAATTGTAAGGTTCACAATTTTCACAGAGACTACATATACAAACGTCTAAATCACCCTTTTTGAATACTGCTCCAGAAGCCATACTTGCTCCACCTAAAGCTTCACAGAGCCATTCTTCATCACTTTTGCTTTTTCGTTTATCACTTATTTCTTTTCGTGTCACCCACCATACATTGGGAATCCAATGGGTTGGGTCTTTATCAGTGTAAACTTTGTATGGGTCTGTTTCTCCATTAATGTGTTTTGCTATAGACCATCTGTAAACTTTCTGGAAACCATACTTTTCTGGATTCTTCATGTAATCATAAAACTTTCCAAATATATAATGAACTGTGGAACTCAAAAGTAATACACTACATCTTTTTCCAGTAAGTTGCCACTGGACAGCCGCAACTGCTTTAGCACCATCTTCACTTTTTGATTCTGCTTCACATGCTTCGTCTATTTCCACAATGTTAACATGTGGTCCCCTTGCGGCTGTGGTACTACATGGTGGAAACTTTATTAGACTTCTCCCTAATGTTTTAGCGTAACGTCTTATTCCCTTCAACGACTTATAAATGATTTTTCCAATCATTGGAATATCCATTCTCCAATCATCAATATAATCTTGTATTAACTCTGACTGTTCACCAGAACCACCCATACAAGTTATTGAGATGTGGTCTTCCGTTGTTGTTTTCCAACAGTTGAATATTCCAAAAATAAAGGTTTTTCCAGCCCCTCTAGCCGCCGCCAATATAGCCGTAGTAATATTGTTTTTCCATAAATCAATTAGAAACTCTTTTTGTTCTTCAGACAAAATGAGATGGTAAGGAATACCATTGTCTCTGAATTTAGGATGTTCTGTTCCTATAGAACAATCATCGTTACATGGTAAAATTGGATTATTATTCGGGTCATAATCTGGATGTATTGGAACGTCCATTGGACAAGTAAGCAAGTGTTCAGCAAACTCTACTGGTCCACGGTCTCTCCAACGTTTTTGCCAATCTTCTATTTCTTGTTTACTTAAATCTTTCTTATCAGTATGTCTACGGAGTAGTTCTTTTCTTGCTCGGCTGTAATCATCTCTGGACGACATCACTTACTCAACTTTAACAGTTCAAACTCTATGCGTCCCTCTTCTTTAGTAAGGAATCCCAATGCTAGACGACACTCTCTAAGTATTCCTCTTTTCGCATCTATGGCTTTGATTAATACGGAAGCAACTTTAAAGTCTATTTTTCCACTTTTAAGGTCATCACTTATTTCATCTAGTTTCTTATCAAATTCCTTACCCCTTTCTTCTACTCCTTCAATAGTCAAGAGTTTCTTCATTCTCAACTCTTGAATCTTATTCTTTAATTCTTGAATTTTTTCTTTATCCGTTTTAGGTTCAGACATAACTTATCACTTTGAAATGTAAAAAAAGAAAAGGTTGGTTTATTTAGTGGTTGAAGGTCTACGCCGTTTTCCAGCAGTTTTTTCGGCAAACTCACTTTGGTAAGCTTGTATGAGTTCTTTTGGTGGTGTTTGGTTTGTCTCTCTACAGATTGCAAGGGCTTCAGACGCTCCGATGATAGACTCTTTATGTTTTTGTCCAACTTCAAAGGATATTGGTCCATTAGCTATTCTATGTCTGAAACAACACCAGAATAGTTTTCCAGTAATACATGTTACCCATGTATGGTCTGTTCCGCATTTAGGACCAGATGCCCCGCCTTCTTTTATACTACACGGCATTTTATCTGCAAAGAAATCCCACTCTTCACAGAAGATTACGCCCTTCTTGATTTCAATGTGCTTTATTGTTAGGTCTCTACTCCAACCGTGACCTTCCATATCTTTCTCGTCTTTTGGTATTGGCATGTTTATCTATCTCCTCTATCCCCAGTTTTAGTGAAGTTGAAGTGACAGTATGGACATTTTTCTGGAACTTCTCCAACTATTGTTCCACGGCATTTTGGACATTCCATCATTTTGAATGCTGGAAGTCTTTCTCCCTCTTGCATTTGTTTCCAAGACTTGCCGCCAATCATTGAGCGAAGCAAAGTTTCAATTTTCTTTTTAGCGTCTTCCACTTGTTCTTTAGTGTATTGGTTAGGGAAATAATAAGCACGTCTATACAATTCGTCTACCATTGCTTGTTTAGTCTCAAACCCTTCTCCAGCCTCTCCACTTGGCGGTGGCGTAATTGGAGCTTTACCACTCGGAATTTCTTTCTTTTTGTCGGGTGGTGTTTCCTTCGTACTTGAAGCAAGCATGGTTATCAAGTCTTTTACGATTCCAACACTCTTTGGGTCTTCAAGTTTCTTCTCAATGTCACTTATTTGTTCATCAGACAACTTGCTTTTCTTTGCAAGTTCCATAATGCTATTTCTTTCCTCTTCCAATTGTTTCAAAGCTTGTGCCTCAAGAATTGCTCTCTTCTCTTTTAATTCGTCCTCAATCCGTTTCTTATCGTCCTCAAGTACCTTCTTCTCGTCTACACTAAGTTTCTTTGAAGCATCTAATTCTGCTCTTGCTTTTGCTAGGTCTTGCTGTAATGAGTCAATCTCTGGTTGTCTACTAATCTCGACACGGTGAACGACCTTTTTCTCATCTGATTGTTCCGTAGATTCATCCACTTTCGGTTTCTTTTCTTTTCCATCTTCAGACATTTTATTCACTAACCATAGAAATATGGTTACTCCTTAATAAACCCTTGTATTACAATATCCTTTTTTATATTGGCACATTGTATATAAACTCGTTTTATCATAACAATATCACGAAAAATAGGAGTAAAGAAAAATGATAAACTTTGAAGAAACGAACTATACCCTAATGACTAGCGATTTGACGGACACTTGCGACTTAATTCCAATCATAATCTGGAAGGAAATAAATCTCGGTGCAACATACAAGTTCGTTTTCATGCAAGCCGTAGAGATAACCGATATTCTCGTAGGCGTTGATGGAAACAGCATTTGTGTGCCATATCTTGACCGAGACGAATTTACTGCTAGAAGCATAACTGAAGCCGCATTGGACAGTGGTGGATATGTCAAGGACATACTAGCACCAGAAACCATACTGATAGAGATTGGCGACATAATTTACAATGCCACAAGAATTTCTGATGTGGTCATGGAAGATTCACCTAGCCTCGGTTGGGTAAGAGCTTCACTTCAGAAGATGGGACAAGCCATCGCTCTGAGAATTGACGAAGACATCAGAGATGCCCTAGTTGCGGGTGCGGGAGCATTCGCCGCCGCCATAACTATAGGCACACTCTCATATGATGACGTTGTAGATGCAGTTGCCTCACTAAAAGGTGCTGGTTACTGGGCTGAAGACGGAGCATATCTGCTCTTTGTCAATGCCGCACAAGAAGCAGACCTTGTTAAAGACACAAGGTTCACTGACACAGCAAGATACAGTTCAGCAAACATTCCACTGCAAGGTGAGACTGGAAAATTTGCGTCATGTAAATGTTTGGTAACAGACATTACCATGGCTTGGGGAGCAGTTGCCTACGCATTGGTAGTTGCACCGCCAACCAACAAATATGGTCCAGCCGCAATGTTCGCATGGAAACGCCACGTAAAGCAAGAAGCATGGCGTGACGCACAAGAAGGTAGAGATGTCTATCTGCTTTCGTGTCGCTACGGTGTAGAGGTAAAGTTCGCTGACGCAATAGCGTTAATTAGCGATTGCTAGTTAACGTTACCTCAATTCTTTTTTCTGTCTAGTTAGATATGAGACTGAAAAGCATAAAGCTTATAGGTCTCGTTGTCTATTAGATAGATAAGGAAGTGGTAACATGGCGTACTGTACCTATCAAGATGTATTAGACATTACTGGTCTATCGGATACTAGAATCTCTACTATTCATAACGGTGATTTGTCTCCCGCTCAAATTGATACTATGATAACTAGTTTTATTGCTGAAGCAGACCAACAAATAAAAGACCTTCTTCTCATCCCCATTATTATACATGACGAGATTCATGTAATAGACGAAGACGTTAGTGTAACCAAGATTTATTTGGGAAGTTACGATGATTCTTCTCCAGTAAAGTTTCTTGAAACTTGGCAAGGAATACAACCGATAAACGTTCAAGGATTAGTTCAAGATATTCTTTGTGTTTGTTTAAACGGAGCAAGAGTTAAAACTACAGACGATAATTATCCGTGGACGTGGACTCATGCGGTTGGAAAAGACTATATTACCTTTACTAACGATTTGGGTGACGGAGACGTAATCTTAATAAGATATTCTTATGACCCATACGCTATAAGTGTTCCGTTAAACGTGAAGAAAGCAAGTATGTGCATGGCTGGAAAAGCCTTAATAGAACATCTTATCGGACTTAGACAGAGCATAACGGCTTTTGAGGCTGAAGGAGATAGTGCAGAAAGAATTCCAGACAAGGAAGCCCTTTTCAATACTAGAAGTATGTTGCAGAAGATGGCTGACGATGCCCTAAACAGTGTTGGTTACGGTTTTGGCTTTGAGCCAATAAGGGGTTAACCCTTTTTTTAAGAAAACTTTATATACTTCTTTACCTATTCTATTTTAGGGAATCCTTTGACTGGCAAATTTAATGAAACAAAAAAAGCCCTTATAGCACAAATACAATCCGCCATTCCAGAAGCTACTGTAGAAGGAAACTGGAGAGAAGGTATAGGAGACATAGTTAGAAATTTACCATTCATAACTGTCCGATTGAAAGACGTTTTAGCAGACGTTTATGACCGAAATATTGGTGAAACCTCAGACGGATGTATAGCTCACTATCCCTTTTCACTATTCATTTTCCATAGTAATTGTTTAGAGAGTGGAGAAGAAAAAGGGAAATATGCTCAAGACGTTGCAGACCGAGTAATGAGTGGTCTTGCTCCTCAACCAAGTTCAATCGGCTACGACATTGGAGAAATGAGTGCTAGAGAATCAGAACCAGAACGTGGAGCACACCGTATTAGCCGAGTAATCGTTGAAGGTTCTATCCATATCAAGAGAATTGATTGATGTGGTTTACGAAGGATATAGAGATAAAGATAAACGAAAAGAATATATGAAAGAATGGGCAAGAAAACAACGTGTGTTATATCCAAAGAAGTGTAGAGGATATAGAAGAGAATATGACCAAAATCATAAAGAACAAATTGCAGAACGTGAAAGGGAATGGCGTAGAGAGAATCCAGATTACAAATTAAGAAATAGAGAATATAACAAACGTAATCCAGAGAAAGTCAAAGCACATAATCTTGTTCATGATAAAAGAATTTCCACGTTTATTCCTTTAGGTTTGAAATGTGAACTGTGTCCAGAAGACGATAAAAGAACAGAGAAGTTAGAACGTCATCATCCAGACTATGATTATCCAGAAATAATAGTTACTTGTTGTAAAGAGTGTCATGAGAATATAATCCAAAACGGATAGACTAATTTTCTCACTTATAAACTTTTTGCATGTGTATTTATATACTTGTTTATATCTATTATTCTTAGATAAAAAATGAAACGTTATCTAATGGCTATATCAGATGGTCCATTTAGCGGGACTGGATTTTCTGAGCAGATGAGACATATTCTTTTTGGTTTGGCTCAGACTGGACAGTTCGATATTAGTTGGCAATGTCTACAACATATGGGTTATCCCTACGAACTTCCAGACTCGATATTTCCAGACATTCCACATAAGGGAACATCAGTTAAGGTTTACGGAACTTACGGAGACCCATTCCATTTCGGAGCAGATGCTTTCCTAAAGAATTATAGAGACATCAATCCAGAAATGGTATTGTTTATGGGAGACCCAAGAAACATTATGCCGTATATCGGATACAAAACTAAACTTGGCTTTCCACTCATATTTTACGTTACGCTTGACGGATTGCCAATTCATCCCCAGTGGATTGACCCACTCAAATACGTCAATTTGCTTATTGCAATGACGAATTGGGCGGCTGAAGAATACTACAAAGTTGGTTTCAGTCCAGCGTGGCTTCATCATGGAATAAACAGTAAATGGTGGAAACTGGATTCTAATAAACTGGAGAAATATTCAGTTAGACACAAGTATGGAATAAAAGACGACACTGTAGTTTTTGTTAACTGGGACATTCCACAACACCGAAAAAGAACCGATGCTTTGTTACGTTGTTGGAAAGATTTTCATCCAGAAAAGAAAAACGCTGTTCTGATTCTTTACACGGATTGGAATCTTGAACGGAGTCTCGGATGGAATGTTGAAGACTTAATCAAACAGTATGGCGTTCCCCGCAAAACAATATTGAGTCCAACCGAACTTCAAGGAACACCCAAGTTTTATGATAGTGCAGAAAGACCAGAACGACTGAAAGATTTTGCTTGTATGGGAGACATTTACCCAAGCACTACAAGCGGCGAAGGATTCGGAATGTGTGGACTTGAAGCAATGGCAATGGGGATTCCAGTCATAATAACGGATTATGCGGCAAGTTCGGAAGTTCACAAAAAAGGAAGTATTCTAATTCCAACTTACGAGGGAAGGACTGGACGATTCAGACTTGACGACAGACGAAGAAGCGTTGAGGCTGGAATAGTTGACGAGGCAAAGTTTACGGCGGCATTACAATATCTTTACGAGAACAAAGAAGCTAGATTGAAACTTGGAGAAGAAGCGTTGCGATGGAGTAGACGGTTCGATTTCCAGAAACAGATTATTCCGAAATGGCAATCACTTCTAGGTGGTCTAAATACGGATTTGATAACGGCTAAAGAGTTGCTGAACATATGAATTTGAAGAAAGGTTTAAATAATTCAACTTGTATTGTATTACAAAAGAGTTGTTGAATATATGAACAGAATAGAAAAGTGTTTAAGGCGGATATTCAAGTCAACCAAGATTGGTTATCCTTTAGGGTACGAAACTCCATTATTTACCATGAATGAATTGGAAAATATGATACGAGGAATAAACTATGGTTGCTCCAAATGTGGTTCTCACATGTTGTTTGTTGGTATGAAACATAATTCAATCGGAATTAATGTCTGGATTCTTTGCAAATCTTGTGGGTATAAAGAAGACATAGCAGATTATGGAAGTTGGTAAACATGAGTGAACAACCTAAACAAGAAGAACCGTACCCAGTACATGAAACAGTGAAAGTGTTGAAGGGCAAAACAATCTATAAGAACAAGAAGTGGTGGTATGCGGTACTGTTGACTGAAGAGTTTGGACATAAGAAAGTCAAGGTTTACATGTGGTCTTGGAACGACAAAAAGAATGGTTGGACACGTAAACAACACATTGGAATCAACTTTAGAAAGAACTGGGAAGACATGAAAGTGATAATAGAAGAATATATGAAGGAGATTGAGAACTAATGTCTGAAGAAAAAGGTAAGAAACCAGAATCAAAAGAAAAGAAAACGGTAGAAGATAAGATACGAGATTTCTATTCTACTGTTGAGATGAAAGAAATAACTGGTAAATTGGAAAAGTTGATAATGAAACCAGTTGAAGAACCACGAAAATCTTTGAGTAGCGAAAACAGTCCTAAACTGTTAACTGGAACAGTCCTTGACGACATTCTTGGTCGTGGTGGCATTTGTGCTGGAAGACTAATAGAGGTTTACGGAGAATATGGAAGTGGAAAAACACAGATTGCCAAAACATTGGCGGCTGAAGCAAGTCAACAAGGAACAGTCATCTACATTGACGCTGAATACACGTTTAGTCCAGAAAGACAAGAACAGATTTTGAAAGCCCGTGGATTAGACATAGAGAAATTCTGGAAAAACCTTATTATATATCAACCTAAAGACTGGATGTATCAATTGGCGGCTATTCAACAGATTCCGTCCCAAATAGACTTGGACAAGGAAGGAAGAGAACCAATCAAACTCATAATAGTTGACTCGTTACTCGCATTGATAGACACATCAGAAGACTTTGAGGGAAGACAGAACCTTCCAGTCCGAAGCCGAGTGATAAGAACTCAAATGCTCGGAAAACTTAGGCAACTTGCCCGAACACATAACTGTGTAGTCTTCTTTACCAACCAAATCCAAGATGTTCCAGAAGCCCAAAAGTGGACTCCAATGTATATGAAACAGAAGGGCAAAGGTGGTCCAACAGTTAGTCATGTTCCAGACATAATACTATATCTTAGGAAAGCGGCTGGAGACACTAGACTTGCAAGACTGATGGATAGTTCAGAACTTCCAGTTGGAGAAAGAGTCTATATTATTAACGAGAAGGGAATAGACGATGTTCCACCATCAGTGAAGGAAAAGATAGAGAAAGCATCTAAGAAAGAAGAAGAGAAGGAACTGGACAAAATAGACGAAGAAGCAGAAACTAAGAAATCAGATAGTGAACAAGAATGAAAGACTGTAAACTTATGCTGATGGGACACTACACTTTAAGCGAGAAAATGAGTAAAATCCTCAAGTCGAGAGGCATAATACTCATTTGTAAAATTTGTTGTTGTCCAATATTGGTTGGAGACGAAGTAGAAAGTAAACAGCAACGAAGAGGAAAAACAAAGTTATATCACAAGAAATGCTATGAAGATTCTCACTACGATGTTCCAGACAACGGAGACAATGAGGAAGAATAATGAAAACAATAGTTTATAGTGATGACAAAAATTACTATTACGTTAAGGAACTTGCTATGGGAAGAGATTTCTGGTTAAGTGTAGAAAAACATATAAAACAACCCGAACCAACTGGATGGGTTTCAGATGTAATGCAATTCGACAATTCCTATTATAGAGTCATTCTATATTTTACATTCTGGAAAGTACGAAGTTATATGAAGATAGAAGAACAAGTTGAAGACACCAATGAACTCGTAAAAGATTATCAAGACGTTCAA